CGAGATTGCCTCTTGTCTCGTGGGCTCGGAGATGTGTATAAGAGACAGGTATTTAGTTTACTGATAATTTCAATAGGTGGATTAACTTCTACTCTTTTACCTGGTACTGTTCTACATAGCTTTTTAGCTCGTTCTAACGATATACCAAGTACTTTAGTAGTAGCTAATAGGTTAGCAAGATAATGGTCGTTACTGAATTTTATTTCAGTTAATTTACGGCCCTCTTTTACTTTATTGACTACCATTTTTCTTCATCTGAAAAAAAAATTAGATTCTCAAACTCATTAAAGAAATTCTCTGGATCTTTACAGATAATTCTTGTATTATCTGTCTCTATGACTACAATGTCTCCAAGTTTGTCATTGCAGCTCTGAGTTATGCTGTCAATATAATTAATATTGACTACCGCAGTTTTTGTTTCTTCAGTATCTGTAAAGCATTGCTCTACAAATAAAAAATCTCCAATCTTTTTCATGTTTCTAAAAAATTTAAATTGTTAATAATGACGCCTGGGCACTCAGGATTTAATTAAGTTAGTGCCAACTTAGTTTATAGCATTTGTTATAAGACAAAGATAAACGACCACAATCGTTACTTACTATGACTCTCACTATAGTTTTAACTCATAAGCAGAAGTAGCTGTCAAACTAAATCTTATTGGAGTACATGATTTTAACGTCCGCACGATCATATATACCATCTATTCTATCAATCCCGTTTTTTACAGTTGCGCAATTAACCTGTATAAATGAGGATAAACGATAACCTTGCTGTATATACTTACGCCCCACATGCTTGTCATTTTCTGAAGACGTATACTCTATCTTCACAGACTGAGTATACTAGACTCTAATATTCATTTAAAACAGAAAGAAGGTTTGGTTTTAATTTTGAATAGAGTCATTTACAACCGTTGATATAACATGAGTTTGTATAGAGTCATCAAGATATTTTTGAGCTCTTGCTCCAGATAGTACTGTGTAATACGTTGATGTGTTTGATTCATATATGTAAATTATGTCTTTTATAGACAACGATGTACCATGTTGCATCAAAATATCAATTAATACTACCTTTGGCATAGCTAAAAATACACTATCAACTCTTCTATCTTCTCTCATTTGCTCTCTCATGTCGAGAATATCCTGTATTGTTGTTACAGGTTCCTCAATGATAACTTGAGGTTCTTCTTGTACTTCTTCTTGGTTCACACCATTTAAGAAATTAGCAATGTTTTCACGCTCTGCGTAAATTATTGCTCCCATCGTGCCTATTAAGGCAAGAGTTATTAATACTACCCAAACTATTATTCTTGGCGGTTTAGGTCTCGCCATCAAATCATTTTCCATTTTGATAATGTTTTAAAATTAGTAATTAATCTCCCCACAACCAATCTTGGAGTAGTTCTTTAAAGTTTTTTATTATGTAATTTCCATCCTCTCTTTCTTTTATCTTCAGAGAAGTCCCAACATCAGCATAGGAAACGCCTAACCCATCGTAAGAAAACAAACAGAACAAACCCGCAGATTTATTATATCCATCTTTTCTGTATAACCAAGAATAGATGTAATAATAATCGAACTTAGGTGTCCAAGGTTTATTACCATTACTAATGAAATTTAGAGCAGCTATAATTGTACTAAGCTGTTCGTACAGATTCAAATGCTTATCCTTATAAGTTCTAGGCTTTCTACCTATTACTCTACAAGCATCTTTGTAAGATTTAATTTCTTCTCTTTTCATACTTTTATTGATTAAAGTGTTACTTTATAGTATCTCCAACAAAATATACGTGATGATATAGATAGTACTTTACATATACAGTACTATTTTGGTTTGTAATAGGATTGCGTAATGTGAACTTATATTCTTCATCATTAGTAATACTTCTCTCTTTATTGACTAATATATAATTCTTGTACTTCATTTGTAAATCTACAAAATTATATACAGTTTTGGACTCTTCATATTCTCTTTTAATTAGAATGCCAATAATATATGTTATTATTGCTATTACTAATATTCTACTAATTCGATTTAATTCATAATATTTAATTACTTTTATCATAAATAGATTTTAATGTTAATTACTAATTGTACCCAGAGCGGGAGTCGAACCCGCACGACCAATGGTCACCACAGTTTAAGTGTGGATTGTCTACCAGTTTCAACATCTGGGCAAAGGTAGCTGTTAGTTTTCATAGGTAAAACTGGAAGATTTTTTAGACCTACTACTTAACACACTCGCCACGTGAAGGCCAGCTTTTGAGTGCAATCAGTATAACTATATTCACATATAAATATACTGACAACAGTACGCTTACTGTTATGCTTAATTAATCAATCTGTACAATTAAGAATGAAACAATGATTAAATAAACAAATGGCTCATACTATAAATTTAAGGACGGGTATGGGTAGCGTGCCTCCATACCTAGTTTAGTCACTTCACTTCACTACGTTGGTACCGATATATCGTAGCTGTTCCTGATTTTAACGTCTGCACTAATACTTTATTCTCTTACACATCCAAGCATTCAGTAGACCATCCACCGTAGATAGTTCTTCTCTACTACCATGGCGATAAAGAACTCCTCAGAGATAAAGATATAAGCCCCACAGGATTGTTAAGGATTCTCACCTTAAAGATACCTAGCTACAGGTCAGCTAGGATTTTTTGTATTACGCTACCCAGTCTTATAATGACTTGACTTGTTCGTATCCCGCAATACTGCAAATACGAACTATCTTTGATTTCATCTGCACTAATATTAGATTATATAATAACATTTGCAACTATTATCATACATTGTCTAAATATAAGCCCCACAAAGTTGATACTGATTCTCACAGTATAGATGCAGTAAATATTACTACATTAACTTATGAATAATATATTGTTATGGTATAATTATACCATATGGTTTTAATTTTTTTGCAATTTCATCTATCTTTGTTCGCGTAATAGCCTTTTGTTTTATTTCCTGAGTCTTCCTTACGCTCCAATTTAGGTACGTCTGTACAAAGAATAGGTGTTTCAATAAGAATAGATAGTATGTTATTAAACTGTTCCTCTGAACATACTTTAGAAACTGCATCTAATAGACCATTTGTAGACAATTTCTCGTCTTCAATAAGCTTATCTATTACATAATTCTGAATACAAGTTATTTTCTTCATAATTTGATATTATTTATTTGTTAGTTAATGCAATAAAAATAATAGAGTAAGCGCATTAATATAGTCATCAGTTACGATGTGTGACTATAAGCTATGCTAAGAGCTGTCTGATATAAGACCTCACTTTCTCTTACTCTATTCTTACCTATATCTATAGAACTGATTCAGATATAAGCGTGATACTTATTGTTCAGTTAGTATCAGACTGTTAAGCACCTCATTAAGCCTATCGAGGTATAGCTAATCTTCGCTCTGCTTACTTCGAGCTTGGTTGCTGTCTCTAATAAGATGTGCACCAGTTGGAACCTACAACTGCATCTACCACGTGGATTATACTATACTTCACACTCTTGACGGTTGTGCATTAACCATCTCCAGCAAGTTTCATATAGTATTCTATATCTTAGTTAAATAACCATATAGATAGATATAATACTATCATTGTGATTATTACTGATAACATACCTAATTCTGTGTCTTTATCCATATGATTATTTATTTAGTTAATGATTAAATTGCATTTTACACCTAAAACTTATAACTAAAGGAATTCTCTACTCTGGCGTTATGATTCTAGGAATCAATGTTGTAGTAGCTAAGTATTTACATGGATAGTCCACAACCTTTAGATTTACATAAGAAACTGGTGCCCTCAATGTCTTGGGATTGTTACACAACTCCGTAGCTTACGCTACTCCGAAGTTATTGAGTTTTTTTATTTATAGAACAAGCGCATTATTTTCGTTATGCCATTCTCTTGTTCTAATTTGTTCTCTTACTCATCATCTAATCTTAAAGTAAGATATAGAATGTGAAACACATTAAAAGTGAGATAAAAGATTACACCATTAATCCCTCCTATAATGTAATAACAAAATAGGACAGATATAATGTTCAATAGTCCGTGTATTAATGAATACATAGGCAAAGTTGTTATGTTGATAATAAATGTTGATTTGCAAAGCAAGCAGAGCCCACATAACAGTAGGCAATGCTTGTTGGGTGAAAACCGCCATATATTAAGCGATTATCTCAGTAATGTCGGCCGCGGTTTCGCATGGAATATAAGCACCTGATTCAAGTCCCCTTTCAAAAGTCCTTTTGCATAAGGCATCAGCGTTTCCACCGTTCTCAGCACATGTACCGTCAGCATTTTCAAACAGTGTTAAATTAACACTTTTAAATACTTTCGGTATGTACTTCGTTTTAGTCACTTCAATGGTTTTGCCATTACGAACAACCTTCTCCGTTACTTCCTCCTCCGTTTCATAGACACCAGTAACGGAGCCTTCTTTGCGAATGTAAAACTCCGTACCCGTTGCCCAAGATACCGACATTAACCGTATTGGCGCACCCTTAACTACTTTTCCGTCCTTGTCCACCTCATAGAGTTTTTCTAATTGCTCTACTTGTTTGTCCGTTGACGGAAAAAGTGTTTTTGTAAAGTTAAAACGCCTTGACATCATAGCGAACGGATTAATACAACCGTCCTCATCTACTACGTTTGCACTCTCGTCACCTTCAACTCCCGTTGCTTTAATAATAAAGTACGGCCTTTCGTTCTCTCTCTCAACTTTAACAAAACTTGTTACGTTACACTTCATACTACACAATTTAAGAATTACACAATACACGATAAAAAGGGAACGCCAATACAAAATTAGTAGTGGGGTGTTCCCTGCCGATACTTAATAGAGGGGAGTGAACTTTTGCTACTCCACACACGCACCACCTCTCTCAAAAATTTTTTATAAAATTTTTATATTTTATTTTTAAAATATGTTTAATTTATGTTAAATATCTGTAATTATTCTTAATATTTGCGTTATAGATAATATGAAACATAGCATAGATTATTATATAGAACATATTGAGCCTATGATAGATAATCTAAATAGGCAACAAGAAATACAGATTGATAATACTAAGTTTTTAGTATTAAAAGTGCGTACTAAAGGTGTTACGTATATATTAATAGCTAGTCAATATAACTGGAATGGAGTTCACTACTGGGTATATAATACTAATACAAAACAAGTAGAAAATATAATTCATAGTACTTACCACTTCATGTTTAGATTTAAACAGCGTCACTTATCTATTACTAGACTATCAGAAAATAAACAAATAACAGTATGCATGGTTAATATGTTTAAGTATTCATATAACTTGTTAAACTGTACATCTTCAGTTTATGTTACATATAAGAAGCTATCTAAACTAGGAGTCCCACATATAAGATTTATTACATATATAAGAAAAACTACTAAAAAGAAATAGTATGAATATAGAATACGAAATAATAGGTAATACTATTCCATTTGATAAATCTGCAGAAATGTATAATAGATCTACGTATATAGGTCCTGCAGATGATGGATGGTCTAAAATAGTAAAAGTAGACGATCAGTACTATATGGTACAACAAGGACTACAAGAATATGAAGGGCATGTATACATGTGCCAAGTAAAAATAACAGCTATAGAAATTTTAAACTAATATGAAATTAATAGAATCCAGTGTACAAATTATTGAGGAAAAAGACCCTTACAAGATGATAGAATTAGCAGGTAGAACTTGCTATAAGTCTGAAGATAAGATAACAGAGAATAGCGCTAAAGAGTTTGTAGATCGTATGGTTAAGCTTGGTCATGGGGCTATGTTAGAGCATGGTACTATTTACTTAAAGATAGATAAAACAGAAGATGGACACCTTCCGCCAGCTAGATTATATTGGTCAGATGGTAATCACAAGAAATATACAAAAGTGCGTAAACATGGAAATTCAATATACGTGACAACTAATCTACGAGTAATAGTAGAAAATAATAGATTGGACGATTTACAATACCAAGTAGAACCTACAGAGCATCATGAAAAGCGTATTACGGCTAAATTCATATGTGATAGAGGAGTAAGTCATGAGTTTGTTAGACACAGAGTATTTAGCTTTGCACAGGAGTCTCAAAGATATTGTAACTACAGTAAGGATAAATTTAATAATGAGCTTACTTTTATTAAACCTACTTGGTTAAATATACCTACTGGAGATTATACTTACTGGGATGGAGATTGGTGTGATATTGATAATATGAAGATTCAATTGCCTTCAGATAATGGTATAGCGGACAACTTTTTATGGTGTTTGAACAATGCAGGAATGCAATACAGACTACTAATAAATAAAGGATTAAAACCACAAGAAGCAAGAGCAATACTCCCTAATGCAACTAAGACAGAGTTAGTAATGACAGGTTTTGAAAGTGACTGGGAACATTTCTTTGAATTACGTTGTAGTGGTGCAGCTCATCCAGATGCCAAGAAGCTAGCTGATGAGTTAAAATCGTTAATGAATGTTAAAAACATTGAACTTAATAGCGTTAAATAACTATAAATAATGTTAATAAATGTTAAAGAAATAGTAACTAAGACAGTATATTAGACGTTATATAGGGAGTAAGAGGGGTAAAGTAATAACAGTGTCTAGTTAAGTAAAGTGATATAATATTAATTACTCCTACTTTAGATAATCACAAATATAATTACTATGAAACACAAACAAGTTAGAGAAGTAGCTTACTTAGGTAAGAAAGTATATTTTGGTAATAAACCTTATACTCTAGTAGAGAATGAAGTAAAAGGTATGTGTCAAGGATGTGATTTATACAATTGTTATTGCCCTTCTAGGATTACTTCATTATGTACTCAAGGATTTATACTTAAAAGAGATAAACAATGAAAGAAGGAAAGAAGAATGATTACCAAGATGGTAAGCTACGTTGGGATTTACTACCTTTAGAAGAGATCGAAGATATAGTAAAGCTCTATACTGCTGGTTCTATTAAGTATGGTGATAACAATTGGCAAAACTTAGAGAATGGCTACCAACGATATAAAGCAGCTATGTTAAGACACTTACTTGAATATGAAAAGGGTAATAAAGTTGATGATGAAACTAAAGTAAACCACTTAGCAGCTGTAGCTTGGAATGCAATAGCTATGCTTTACTTAGATAAACACGGAAAAGGAAAGGACTATGACATTAAATGATTAGGAATTAGCAAAGATAGTAAGAGATAGAATGCCAGTAACAATAGACAATAAATAGTTTATAGTAGAGTCTAATCCAATAGGTAGTTGTGATGGCTGTTATTTTTTTAATAAAAACTGCCCTACTTTGGCTAGACGTTATTGTTGTTCTAATGGCGGAAATATATTAATATTAGAGAAACAAAATAAGAAATAATACGTTATTTGAGTATTAAATATAGAATATTATGGAAGATAAAGTACTAGAAACAGTAGTAAATGGAATTAAGTATACTATGTTGAAGGATGTGTTAGTTAAGCCTTTGGAACCAGTTATGGTTACTAAAGAGATAACAGAGCAGATTCCTACAGGTGAAGTTGATGAAGATGGTTTCAATAAGTATGATACACAAACTGAAACTAAGGAGGTAGAGTCTGAATATTCAACAGGTATAGTATTGAAGATTCCTACATGCTTAACAGAATGTGAATATAAAGTAGGAGATACTATTGTTTATAATAAAAAGTTTGCTAAGGACTTTGATTTGTTTAAGGATAGTCAATTAGTCAAACCATATGATATAATTGCTATATCAAATACAATTTAAATTTGCTTAACTCATTGTTAGAATGAACCCTGGCGTTAGTCAGGGTTTTTTATTATCTATATAATAAGTGTTAATAAATGTTAACAGATTTTAACATTTATTTATTCTACCGTTTATAGATACATAAACATTTAAAATAAATATTATGAGCTACAAAGTAATTAAGGAATTTGGTTCTGCTAAGAAAGGTGATGTATTAGCAGAAGATGAAACAGGTTTAATGTCATTTAACGTTAGTGAAGATAATTATACTAGAATGATGTCTTTAGATTATGATACTGCGGATTACTTATGTGAAGAAGGTTACCTTTTAAGTGTTGATGATGAAAGTAAGTATAATGTAGATGCTACTTTAGAGCTCATTGATGACTTACTTAAGAAATACGAAAGTAACTTAAAAGAGACTAATGAAAAAGCAAATAAAGGCGAAATACAGCCTTGTGTTAAGTTAGAAGCTGAGACAGTATATTATAACTTAAATAAGGTTTTAAATAAAATTAAGGATACGTTAACAAATGAATAAATTGGTAAAAAGCGTAAGCAAAGCCGATTTAAATACAGAATTCTTAAAGAGCCTTAATGGTATACTTGATCTTACTGATAGGGAGCTAGAGTTACTGGCTACGTTCATAGCAATAGATATTAACACTCCTAAGCTCCCTAACATAAGTAAGAATGTAATATCTACTGAAAATAGGAAGTATATTAGAAAAGTATTAGGTATTACTCCTGATAATCTCAGTAGATATATAACTAAGTTTAAGAATCAAGGTATATTAATTAAAGGTAAGATTGAAGATGAAGTTGTAGTAAATAAGGCGCTTATACCTGAAATAATCGGCGATAGAGTACAAATTACTATAATATTAAGAGTAAATAAAGATGAAGATTAAAACAACAATAGTAAGACCTGGCACTATATTATGTTGGAAGGAATATAACATATTTACTAAGTTGTGGAATAAGTTAAAGAAGAGAGACTTACCATATAATAAGTTTGAGATTATTCCTACTAGTATAGAGTTACTTACAATAGATAAATATAATTTTGTTGCATATGCTCCTATACGTAAATATAGTAAACAGGAGATACACAAACTACAATCTGTTTATAACAATTGCATTCCCAATAGTTACTGGGAGGATGTTAAGACTATAATTAATATAGTAAGGCCTAATACATTCAGTGATTCTTCTACTTTAGAAGAATGTAAATATTACAAAAAGATAGATTTAAATGAGGAATCAAGTGAGTATATATACTAAATTAAGTAACAAGTATAACATACCATACCCTATCATAGAAGTAATATGTAATAGTCCATTTAGATTTACTAACAGCGTTATGTCTGATTTAGATCCAAAGCCTGTCAGATTCTCTTACTTGGGTAAATTCAAATTAAAGAAAAGATATGAAAAAGAAACCGTACGATGTTTATAGTCCTAAAATATATCCTAGACTATTATTTGTAAGTACTAATATTGAGGATTTGGATAAATATTTTATATTTCTTGATGTATACGGTAATAATGACGGAAGTGAATACAATAAGTTATTACAAGAAATAGATAAATATGATGGAGGAATGGTTACTTGTAAAGTAATACGTAAGAGTGATAATAAATACGGAGTAATAGTGATAGCTGTTACTAATATAGAAGATATTACTCCAGTTATGATTCCCCATGAAGCAGTACATGTTGCAGATTACTTTTGTGAACAATTAGGTTTATATACACAAGACTTTAAAGACGGTAATGAAGCATATGCTTACTTAGTAGGATGGGCTGCAGGAAATATAAGTAATACTATCTGTAATGAGTTAAAAAACAAAGAATATGACAATTGAAGAAAGTAAAATGATGTGGAAATTAGAAGTGGAAAGTAATAGACCACTCTATGATTCATTTAGTAAGGAAATGAAACGCCTGTATAACAAAGTAGATGAATTAATTAATGAAGGCGTAATTACTTATGAAGATTTCACTAACGATGTAATTGACAGTATTACTACTACTATAGTAGATAATGGGAAGAATAACGCAGAACCTAGTAGAGCTGATCAGGTAAATGCAATGTGTGACATGCTATTTAAGAAGTATGAAGAATATAAAAAAGTAGAGCATACAGGAGGAGATAGAGAAGTTTTAGCAGATAATACAGAATTATCAAATAAAACCAGATTATGTGAATCCGAATGTACCAATGGGACGTGCTAAGGAAATTATAGCGAGATTATAGAAAGAATATTATTTAGGTTATTTAATTGATTGATTATTATGGTTAAGTATATTTGTTTAGTAGATAGAGGCACCGTTATTAGTTACGATGAAGAAGTAGAAAATGTTAGCTTACTAAATCGTTTTTATGTAGACTATACGCGGTATATTCCTGAAGATGGAGAGTGGACCTATACAAAGAAAGATGGTTCTAAAGAGAGAAGGAGTGTTACTAAAGGTACTATGGTAATGAAATTGTATCCTATAGATAAAGAAAGTGATGCAGAGTACATCTTTATTGAGAATGATAAAGTAAAGAATCACTATAACAGATTGCTAGAAAAGGAGCAAGAAGAAAAAAAGAAAGCTACTTCTTGTGATATTGATTGTGATTGTGGTTGTGATTGTGAAACTGTAAAGTGTGATTGCTGATATGGATAAATTATTGATAGATCAATACGGTAATGCTATTTTATATAAAGTAGATACCAATGGCATTAAAAATATATCTGATAACTTTGAATGTAGAACTATATATATAGCATAGTAGGATGGTCAAATAATAACAGAAGAAGAAGTAATAGACTATAAACTAGGAGACATTGTACTTATATTAAGTAAATATGATACTATAAGTAGTAAGTGGAATCTAAAGCCGATAGTCTGTTCTGATGCTTTTGCTAAAGACGATCTTATAAGATGGAACAAAGAAGATAACAAACAAGTTCTTACAAATGAAACTATTTGATCTTATTGGAGGTAAAGTAAAAATACACCCAGATGCTATAGGCATCCCATGCTTTAGAAGAGTGTGGGATGCAGATAAACCTGATAAGGAGCATGCTACTAAAGTAATAAGTTACATTGTACTTATGAATAAATGGGATAGCCCTTATGTACAAAGTATGGATGAAGACAGTAGAGAACTTAAACTGAAAAAGGAAATATTCGATGATGAGAATTACAAATTGACGGCAGAAGAATTGATTTGTGAAGATGAATATAAAACCTTACTTAATACTAGAGCTCTACAAATGTTAAACAATATGCGTCTAAAGTTAGATAGTGTGAGTAAGTACTATAAAGAGTCATTAGACGATACTTTAGATGAAAAGAAGATTAAGGACTTATTAGCTGGCATGACTTCCGTTGGTGGAGTACTTAAGAGTATTGATTCACTAGAAACAATGGTTAAAGCTGAAGAATTAGCTATAGGTAAAGTTAAAGGAGATGCTAAAGTAAATCCGTATGAGTTGGCGAAATAATACATTAAAATATAACTAAATATTAACAACACGTTATAGTGTATAAATGAAAATATTATGAATAAGAAATTTACGATTACTATAGATTTGACTAAGGATACAGAAGAAGTATTTAGACAGATTGAAGAAGCTTCTGAATATTTGAACAAACCTGTAAAGAAGTCATTATGGCAAAGAATTAAATCTTGGTTCTAAACCATCAGAACCCTTACGTGGAGGGTAAGAATATCCACGTGATATTGGGGCGTGGTATAATTGGTAGTACCGGAGATTCTAAACCTCTGTGATGTGCGGGTTCGAGCCCTGCCGCCCCAACCAATATTCATATAAAACTTGCAGATATGACATACAGAGATATAGATCCAAAGTTAGCTGGTATATATATAATCAAAAATAATGTGAATGGTAAATGTTATATTGGTCAAAGTGTTAAACTAAGATCAAGACTAAAAGACCATATGCGAAATGCTAAGAATGGAAAATTAGATTTACCAATTTATAGAGCAATAAATAAGTACGGTTTTCATAACTTTACTGTAGATATACTGGAATCATTTATTCCAGATCCAAATATTTCTAATTTAGAACTAATTCAAACATTAGACAAATTAGAAATAGAGTATATTGAAAAATACAACGCTTATACAGAGGGATACAATTGTACTAAAGGTGGTGATTTTGGAGTCCTTGGACTCAAGATGACAGAAGAGCAAAAGAAGAAAGTATCTGAAAATACTAAAAAATTAGTAGCAAACGGTACATTCGGTAAGCGTGTACATTTATATAATTTTATTGATAGATATTATATATATGCTTGGACTATCAAGGATGCAGCAACTATTACAGGCCTGAGTCGCTCTAATATAGGTAGACTATGCAACAATAATTACATCCACCCGTTTTGTAATAATTTTATTGCAGCATATACTAAAGAAGAATTAGAAGATAAAAAGTCTAACATTCCATTATGGTTAGAAGAGTATGAAAAGAATAAATCTACCTTGGTTAAGAGATATAAACGTAATAAAGTATATTTTGGCAATTCTAACTGGGTTAAAGGTATGGTTGGATTGAATAAAGGTAAAAAGATGTCTGAAGAGCAAAAAGAAAAACTAAGAGTGGCATCTACTAAGTATTTAGTTTACCAGTATACTTTAGATGATATATTAGTAGCTACTTATATGGGAATGCACAATGCGGCTAAGGCAGTAAACACTGACTATAAATCTATACAGAGAGCTTGCAATGGTAGAGCTAAGACGTGTAAAGGTTATATCTGGAAGAAAGAATTAATGCAGTCTGACTGCAAGCAGACTGCTTAAAATACTAGTCCTTTGAAACTATAATAGCAGAAGGAAACTTGTTGGATAGGTAGTTATCACGAACAGGTAGTCTGGGGTAATGTTAGCCCAGGTGGGGAGTACTAAACATACGGCGTATAAACCCTAGCCTAAGAAACTAGGTTGCAGTCACTGGAAATCTCCCCAACATAAATTTTTCATAATTAAGAGAATTTTAGGTTAATAAATTATTATCTCAATAGAAGGGGTTCGTTGTGAAACGCGCCCCTTTTAAATATATAATATGGTAGACTTTAATAAGAAAATTATAAATTCAAACAAATTTCGCTAGGCCGCATTAAATTTTATCAATACCGGTAGTTATTGTAATTTTCCTGAATCTACTTCAGAATATTTTAAGTTCTGGGATGAGGAAAGTAAAAGATGTGTAGATGGTTATACTGCTGATGATGGAGATTTCATTAGTGGGTATAACTATTTTTATTTAAACTACTGTCCTATATCTCGTATAGTCAATCATATTACTACAGATGAATTAGGTAATACTAAAGTAAAACGTGTTAATGAAGTAACTTTCCCCGACTTCTGGGACTATGACTATTACTATTTTAATGCAGTACAGGAAGCCCAAGAGTAGGGTAAGCATCTGTGTTTACTTAAGTCTAGACGTAAAGGTTTTTCATACAAAGGCGGTTCTATGGCATGCCGTAATTTCTATCTAATACCGTACTCTAAAACCTTCATATATGCATCAAATAAATAGTATTTGACGGATGATGGTATTCTTACTAAAGCTTGGGATTATATGGACTTTATAGATAAGAATACTGCATGGGGAAAGAAGCGATCAGTTAATACCTAGATGCGTAGACGTGCTGGATTCTATACTAAGGATGACTATGGTAATATCATAGAATTAGGTTATAAGTCAGAAATTATAGGTGTTACTTTGAAAGATAATCCTGATGTAGTACGTGGTAAGAAAGCTAACCTTATTATGTTTGAGGAAGGTGGTTCTTTCTCTGAATTAGGAGCAGCATGGCAAATCGCTAGACCTTCTGTAGAGGTAGACGGTATAGCATTTGGTACTATGATAGTATGGGGTACTGGTGGTGATGAAGGTTGTATTACAGAGGATAACTTAGTATATACAAGTAACGGTAAATAGGCGTCTATAAAAGATATTACTAAAGAGGATAAGTTAATAGGATATGATGTCACTAATAAGACAGTTACTGAGGAACCCATTAAATTTATAAATATACCTAGTAAGAAAGAATGTATAAAGTTAATTACTAATTCAGAAAGAACAATTGAATGTAGCATAGATCATCCGATTCTTAGTAGCAATGAAAAAGATTATAACGATTGTTTAAAGTTTGATTGGCATCAGGCATAGGAATTAGCAATAGGTGATTATGTAGCAATAGCAAAAAATATACCATATTTTGGACAGAATACCATTGATAACGCTAGAGCAATAGGCATATTTATTGGAGACGGTTCTTATTTGAATAATTCTTCTGTTAATTTAACGTCCTGCGATATTGAAATACAGCAGTTTATTGAGAATCTATACCCTTGTATTACAACCGATAGTTCTCTTACTAAAGATGGTAAAATTCTAAAAAAAATAAGAGTTCGTAAAGCAAAATACGATATAAACAAATTAGGTATATCTGGACAAACAAAAGCAAACAAACGATTGCCAGAAATCATCAATACTTGTGATAAGAATAGTATTACTGAGCTTTTAGGAGGACTATATGATACTGATGGTTGTGTTTCCACTACCTATAATAAAAAACGTAATAAATATTCTACTATAATAAATCTTACTCAAAGTAGTAAAGAGTTATTAGAGCAAGTACTATATCTTTTATAGAAATTAGGAATACGAGGTTATATTTATAGAGTGAATAAAAAACCGTCTAAAAACAGTGTCTGTAAAAATCAGAATAGTGTTTATTATTCTTTAGATATTCACGATCGAGGTAGTATTATCAATTTCTATAAAAACATAACCCTTTTAATCAAACATAAGCAAGAAAAATTAGAACAAGCCGCTAAATATTATGAGAATCAAAAATCTTTACAAAAAGATAGAGGATTCTACTATGAGAAAATAGTGGGCGTCGAAAATGTAGGAGTAAAAACTATCTATAATATAACCGCTGGCAATACTCACACGTATCTTGTAAATGGAATTATTACTCATAATTCTGCATTTGAGACTATGAAGGATATGTTCTATAACCCTGATGGATATAATTGTTTAGGGTTTGATAACATATGGGATGAGTCTGCTACTACTAATAAATGCGGTTTCTTTGTACCTCAATATACTAACTTAGATATACGTGATGAAAATGGTAAACGTATATATATGGATGAGGACGGTAATACATACCGTAAGAAGTCTTTAGAACACATATTAGCAGAAAGGCAAGTAGTAATAACTAATGCTACTAATAACGCAGCGGTTGATAGATACGTTGCAGAAAGACCTATTACTCCAGCAGAAGCAATGCTAGAGTTTAATGGTAACATTTTTCCTAAAAAAGAATTGCAAGAACAGTTAGCGTTACTTAGGACTAACAAAAAATTATAGAATCATAAATAGGTAGGTGATTTAGTATGGCAACCGGATGGTAGCCTTAAATGGGTTATTAAAAAAACTGGAGATATAACACACTACCCTTTAAGGACTAAACAAGATGAAGTTACTGGGGCATTAATAGGTGATGACCCTACCGGATCTATAGTAATATGGGAGCATCCTAATAAGGATGCTAGTGCTGGTTTGTATATTGCAGGTATAGACTCATATGATTATGACGAATCGAGTACTACATCATTAGGTTCTTGTTTTATATATAAGAGAGTATAGTCCATAGAGTAGTACTCCGATATCATAGTAGCAGAGTATACTGGTAGACCTAAATCAGCAGAAGATTTCTACGAAAATGTACGTAAATTACTCATATACTATAATGCTAGAGCTATGTATGAGAATCAAAATAAGGGTATATTTGTTTACTTTACTAATAAGCATTGTGATTATCTATTAGCAGATCAACCAGATATAATCAACGATATAGTGAGTAATTCTAAAGTAAATAGAAAGAAAGGATGCCACATGAATAAATAGATTAAGCAGTGGGGATGGGGTCTAATAAAAGACTGGCTCAACGATATTAATGCTGATGGTAAGAAGAACTTATACAATATAATGTCGGAACCGCTATTAGAGGAACTTATAGCTGCAAATGATGTAGTCAACGTAGACCGTGTAATGGCGTTGACCCAAGTAATGATATATAGAGAATAGCTATATAACGTTAAAGTAAAAGAGATTAAAAAAGAGAATAGAAATAGGGTATTATTTGAAGGCCCTATATTTACTCAAGAATGGTTTCGTGACGACGAAGCTATGGATAACATCGAAGCATATATGTTTTAATTATGAATAATATTAATCAAATGCCAATATAGAAACTTCCTATGTCTAAGAAGACAAAAGAATGGCAAGAGAGTTGCATAGACTACGTTATAGGTCGTAGCATGGGAGGTTCTAGAAATGGTAATAATAGAACTCGTAGAGAGGAAATGCAAACATATTATGATCTTTATAATAGCATATACAATGAAAAAGATCTAAAATATGTTACTAATCCTTTCAAGCAACAGGATGGTTTCCCTGCAATGGCTTAGGACTATAATATAATTAAGCCTAAAATAGACTTGCTACTAGGTGAAGAGACTAAAAGACCATTCAATTTTAGAGTAGTACGTACCAGCGATATAGCAGCTAGTGAAATGTAGGATAGAGCTAAACAACTTTTGATAGACTACATCTAGGCTACTATAATGAGCAAACTAGGCCCTGAGGAACAAGCTAGATACTAGGAAGCTTTGCAGAATGGTGAAATAATGACGCCTCAATAGATACAGAAGTATATGAGTAAAGACTATAAAGATATAGTAGAGATAACCGCATACCATAGTCTTAATTACTTAAAGAATAAGTTAAACATTACTCATGAATTCTTTAAAGGTTGGAAGGATGCTTTAGTTGGTGGCGAAGAGATATATTACGTAGGTATATTAAATGGAGAACCGTGCCTCGAACGTGTTAATCCTATCTACTTTGATTATGATACTGAAACGTCCGACTTAGAATTCATTCATGACGCAGAATGGTGCTGTTATGAAATGAATATGTCTGTAACTGAACTATATGATAGATTATACGATAAGATGTCTGAGAAACAGCTAAATTAGTTGTTAGATATGATGGATCAAGCTTCTAAAGGGGGTATAAATCCTGAAGTAAGAAAGACATCTTTAGACTATACTCATATTAAAACACATACTATTAACGGATTCAGTAGTAATCCATTTGATAGTACTAATAGTGTGAAAGTATGGCACTGTTGCTGGAAATCATTTAAGAAGATAGGCTTTGTTACTATAATTGATCCTGAATTAGGTGAGCCTAAAGAATATCAAGTAGATGAGAGCTATAAAGAGACCGGGACGGAACTTAATGTAGAATGGAAATGGATTACTGAAGTATGGGAAGGATATAGAGCAGGAGAAGACCTATATATAGGAATACAACCATTAGAATATCAATATACTTCATCTGATAATCCTAACTCTCAGAGATTGCCTTATACTGGAGTAGTATATAATAATACAAACAGTAGACCACGTAGTTTAGTAAGCATGATGAAACCATTACAGTATATGTATATTGTACTATGGTATAGACTTGAGCTTGCTATGGCTAGAGATAAAGGTAAAGTAGTAAATATGGATATTACTTAGATACCAAAATCTATGAATATAGATGTATCTAAATGGATGCATTATTTATCTGCTCTTGGTGTAAACTTTATTAATCCGTATGAAGAAGGATGGGATATACCTGGTAGAGAAGGAGGTAAACCTAGTCAGTTTAACTAGATTACAGCTCTTGACCTTACTATGGCTAATACCATAGATTAGTATATTAATCTTATGGATAAGATTGAAAGTATGCTATCTGAGATATCTGGAGTTAGTAAGCAAAGAGAAGGTTCTATTTCATCTAATGAATTAGTAGGTAATGTAGAACGATCTGTAGTACAATCAGCTCATATTACTGAACCTTGGTTCTGGACACACAATTAGGTAAAGAGAGAATGCTTAACTATGTTGCTTAATACCGCTAGATGGGCTTGGAAAGATGGTAGTAAAACTCATCTACAATATATATTAGATGATGCTACTAGAGCATTCTTAACGCTATCAGATGATATGCTTTATGAGGATTTTGATATCTTTATAGAAGATACTACTAAGAATCAACAGTATATAGAAACACTTAAGCAGTTAATGCAACCCGCTATGCAGAACGGAGCTAGCTTACTCGATATAGCTGAAATCATTACTATGGATAATATTAGTATGATTAAGTCTAGATTAGAGGAGATTGAGCAGAAACGTATGGAACAGCAACAGGCTATGGAGTAGGCTCAAGCAGAACGCGAACAGCAAGCTATTCAAATGCAAAATGAGATTAAGGAAGAGGAGCTTATGATTAAAGAAGCAGAAATGGATCTTGAGAAATATAAGATAGATCAAGATAATGCTACTAAGATTACTGTAGCTCAACTTAATGCTTATAGAGGTGCTGAGAATATGGATCAAGATGGTAATGGAATTCCAGATCCAGTAGAGATAGCCCAGCAAGCTTTAGCTGAACGTAAGCAAGCATCTGATGAAGCTTCTAAACAATTTGAATTCAATGCTAAGATTAGAGAGCAGAAGATGAAGAAAGAAATAGAAGATAAGAAGAATCAGCTTGAGAGAGAAAGAATGGATCATGAAATGAAGTTGCAAGCAGCTAAAGACAAAGCGGCAATGGAAAGAGAAAGATTAAAAGCCAAAACTGCAATTAAGAATAAAGTAACAGGAGAGAAATAAAACATGGAACCGCAAGAAAAAGAATGGAATAGGATTACAAATAAATATCCAAGAGATCTAACCTGTGATATATAGTGTTGGTTATGGTGCGTTGGGAAAAATAACAATACTAAGTATTTCGTAGATATTTTTAATCAAATTACTAAGACTAGTTTATTTCGATATAGTTCTCACAATATATTTGATATAGACGGCGTAATATTAAACAAATTAAAGGAATATGAACTGGTTTAAAGAAACATGGTGGATAGTTAAACAACTATTTACTAAAGTAAAAGCAGATAAAGTAGAGTATAAGCATATGGATCATTATCCATTTAGTGGTTATTCAGCAATGAGCTGGTGTGGTTGCTTGTTAAGTAGAAAACCTGAATCTCAGATTAAGCCTACTACTTGGAATCACGAAAATATTCATCTCTATCAAGCTAAAGATAGAAAGAGATGGATGAGTTATTATTGGTCTTATGCATGGTCATGGATTAAAGGTAACCCTATAATCTATCCTGCATCTAGTGCTTACTATACTATTCCTTATGAAATGGAAGCTTATGCTAACGACGATAACTTTGATTATCTGAAAACACGTAAGCCTGAAGATCTTGACAAATATAAGATTAAGGATAGAAAGAAGACTTATAAGGCTAATAAGAAGAATTGGAGATAGTATCTTAAAACAATTAAATAATAGGAGGAATTAATTATGGCTTGCAAGGGCGGAAAGAAATCCAAAGGTGGAAAAGGCGGAAAGAAATAATTGAAAGATTATGGATAGACAAGCATTTAAATAGAGAATGCAAAACCTAAAGTCTTACCGGGAGAATAATCCCGGTAAAGGCTATTGGGACTGGAAGGTAGAAGCATTTGCAGATGGTGGTCAGACAGGTGATCCTGAGAAGGAAAGATTCTATCAAGCTACAGGTAGAAGTAGTAGTGGTAGACCTTTAGAAGAAGGTTTAAAACCTGTATTTAGTCTAGAAGATGCTGCTAATATGACTCCTATTGGCGATGCTATATCAGCTAGAGATACTTATAATGCTGTAAAGAATAGAGATTGGTTGAGTGCTGGACTAGCTGCTCTTACAGTATTACCTTTTGTTCCTAGGGGTTTAAGAAATGTAAAAGTTGCTGCTAGATACATTCCTACTGTAAATAGAACTGAACAAAACCGTAATAGAGCTGAATAGGCAGATAAAATATTCGGTACTAATTATAGTGAAACTTATGATCTGCTTGATGATTTGTATCAACATAGGTACTTTGATTTACCTGAAGTTCAACCCAAAGATATGGTAGCTTCTGGAAGATTATAGGCTAAACCATTTGCAGAAGAACGATTTAATAAGACCGGAGTAGGAGCAGAACCTAATGAGTTTGATTTATGGGTAAACACAGGAATGTATAGAGATCCTATGCAATTAGCTAATCGTGAGATGAATCATTATACTGATTACATAATTAGTAGAAATGCAAATACAACTATTAACAATAATATGTTAAAACAGCTAGAGAATTCATTAAAATAGACAGACGCTACTGACTATTACAGAAAGGTACAGAATAGAAAGCTTATATGAATTAGCTAAGAACTATGCTCAAATAGAATGGAGATATATAGAATTTAGATGAACCAGTATCGTCTACTCTACTTAAGAAGTATCTAGATAAAATGTCTGATAGTGATCCTATAAAGAAGATGTTTAAACAGCATAAGAATATTAATGCATATACTAAATGGTTTAACGCTATTCCGTTGCTTGGTACTACTGCATTAGGAGCTAATGCTTACTTTAATAATAATAAAAATGAGTGATCTGATAGATTATACAGGTATCATGCCGGAATATCCCATACCTTCATATAAGTATGGTGGTATTCATATAAAGAAAAAGAATAGAGGTAAGTTCAATGCTTTAAAGAAAAGAACTGGTAAAACAACCGAAGAACTTACTCATAGTAAAAATCCATTAACTCGTAAAAGAGCTATCTTTGCTTAGAATGCGAAAAAATGGAAACATAAAGGAAGAAAGAAAAAATAATAAATCTAATTATATATAATTATGGATAATATAACATTGAACGGTTTTGAGGTGTTTGAAGAACTCATGCCAGGAGCAAGTGTAAAGAATAAACCTGTTGTTTCTCCTACTAATGAGGAAGAGGAAGAAACAAAAATTGATCTTGAAGGAGTAGGAGAAGAACTCAGTGAAGAAGAGTTAAATAATATTCGTAAGAATACGAAAACTGAAACTGAGGAAGAGAAAGAGGAAGAGCTTGAAGAAGAAGATAAAGAAGTAAAATCTAAATCTAAAGCTAAACCTAAAACTACTACAAAGGAAGAAACAGAAGAACCTGAAGTTGAGGAAGAAGAACCAGAAGAGTCTACTGATGAAACTACCATAGTAACAGGTTTCTTTGATTCTTTGTCTGAAAAGTTAGGTTGGGATGATATTGAGGATGATGATAAACCTAAGACTGTTGAAGATCTTATTGATTACTTTAACGATGTAATTGAAGAAAACTCAGTACCACAATACGCTAGTGAAGAAGTTGAGCAACTTGATAAGTTTGTTAAGAATGGTGGTAATTTAAGAGATTATTTCTCAATTGACAGCGAAGTCGATCTTGATGATATTGATCTTGAAGATGAGAGTAATCAGAAGTTAGTATTAAAAGAATTCCTTAAAGAAAAAGGTTTTAATACTAAACAAATTGAAAAGAAACTTACCAAATATGAGGAAGCTGGTATTCTTGAAGATGAATCATAGGATGCTGCTGAGGCTCTTAAGGATATAAGAGAGAGTAAGAAACAACAGCTATTGAAAGACCAAGAAAATGCTGCCAAGCTTGCAGCTCAACGCCAACAGGAGTACTTTGATACCGTTGTCAACGAAATAAAGGGCATGGATAATATCCGCGGTGTTAAAATTCCAGAAAAGGATAAACAGACACTATTAGAATATATATTCAAGCCCACCTCTGATGGTATGACTAAATTCCAAAAGGATTGGTCTAAGAGCGTAAAAAATTTAATTGAGTCTGCCTACTTTACTATGAAAGGAGATACACTTGTAAAAGCCGCCGAAGTAAAAGGTCAAAATGCAGCTATTAACAAGTTTAAGAATAGTCTTAATAGAACAGGAGTAAGTAGAAAGACTAAGAAACAGGATAACACTAGCACCGAGTCTATGTGGAATTCTTTTGCGCGAAGATTACGTGCAGATTAATATTAACTAATAAAAAATTAAAATTACTAGTATTTTATGGATAATAATATTCTAAATAACTTAGTTTTATACAAAGGTAAATGGTTCAGTGATTTGATTGATACCGCTAAGATTTCTGCGGCTTCTCAATAGAATCCATATCAGGTTGCTACCGTGTTGTCTTATGTATTCGGAACTAAGGATAATGGTTACAACACTTCTTTGGATATGCTTACTGGTGGTCTTGGTAATGTAATGACCATTGATCAACCGAGCTGGGAGTGGAATGTAATGATTGATGCCGATAGAGCAGTTACAATTAGAGATGCAAAATGGAATGGCGCAGCTATTACAGATAATTCAACTGCGGGTCTTGGCAATACACCGATTATGTTATGGCTTGAAGATAACTGGTTTGGTCCTACTGCTGTATTGGAATTTGACGATAAGGAATTCCAAGTACGTGTAGCAGGTGCTCCGTACCAAGATGGTAACTTGTGGGTATATACTTGTTTTGTAGCTGATGGTTAGCCTACTTCTTATATTCCTGCAGAACTCTTGAAACCGGGTTGCCAAGTATCTCGTCTGGCTTCTGCTGTTGAAGAGTACAGTGAAGAGGGTGATATCCTGAACTATAATACTCACTTCAAGATGCGTAATTATCTTACTACAATTCGTATCAACTATGATATTACTGGTTCAGCTTATTCTACAGTAATGGCAATTGCTTTGCAGGATCCTAAGACTGGTAAGAAGTCTTATTTGTGGGCTGATTATCAGGAATGGGTAGCTCTGCGTGAATGGTATAAGAGATGTGAACGTATGCTGGTTTACATGAAATCTAATGTAAATAAAGATGGTTCTTGTAATCTGAAGGGTACTAACGGTCGTCCAGTATTTATTGGTGCTGGTCTGTTAGAACAGATTGCTCCGTCTAACAGACGTTACTATACTCATCTTACTGCAGAACTGTTGGAAGACTTCCTGTTTGACCTGTCTTACAATGTACTTGGTACTAACGAACGTAAGTTTGTTGCATTGACTGGTGAAATGGGTATCCGTGAATTCGATAGAATCCTGAAAGAAAAGGTAGTTAACATGAACTTGATTGATACTGTATTTGTAACTGGTTCTGGTGACAGCCTTACTTTTGGTGGTCAGTTCAAGACTTATAAGATGACTAATGGTATCGAGTTGACTCTGAAGTATTTCCCGCTGTATGACGATATTACTTACAATCGTAAGTTACATCCGGTTACTTTGAAACCGCTGGAATCATATCGTATGACATTCCTGGATCTGGGTAGACGTGATGGTGAAGCTAATATCGTTAAGGTAGTTCGTAAGAATCGTGAATTCGTAGCTTGGACTACTGGTGGTGCAGTTCTTCCGTCTGGTTATGGTAAGTCTATTAATACTCTGAGATCTAATGGTAAGGATGGTTACACTGTATTCTTCCTTGGAGAAATGGGTATTATGCTTAGAGACCCCAGAGCATGCGGAGAATTAATATGTGACGCAGATTAATTCAAAAAAGTTAAACTAATTTGGGAACCTTATTAAGCTACTCCCGTTATTAACATATCTAACACATTAAGGATATGAAAAGTAACGAAGTATATAAAATAACAAATAAGTTAACTAATAAGGTTTATATTGGAATAACAAATCAAGGTTCTGGTGCGAGATATCGCCATCATTGGTTTGAATCTCGCATCGGCGAACCTTCTCCGATTCATCGTTCTATGGCGAAATATGGCGAAGAAAGTTTTACATTAGAAATAATTGATTTTGCTGATACCTACGATGAGTTAAAAGAAAAAGAGAAATACTGGATTAAATGGTATAATTCTACAGATAGGAGTATAGGGTATAACTTAACTGAAGGCGGAGACGGAACTTTTGGTAGAATGCATTCTGAAGAGACCAAAGAAAAAATCAGACAAAAAGCCTTAGGTCGTAAAGCGTCAGAAGATACTAAAAAGAAGATGTCTGAATCTAGAAAAGGTAAATGTTCTGATAAACAAAAGGAACACTTATCTAAATTGCAAGAGCAATGTAAAACTAAAGTTTATCAGTACTCTAAAACTGGAGAGTTTATAGCAGAGTATGATTCTATTATAGAGGCTTGCAAAGCTAATGGTTTAAGCCGTAATACCATCCGCATCCAATTAAAGAATCCTCCAAGAAATCCAAATGATCACAGAATAAAATTTCTCTGGAAAACTGTTAAAACAGAAAGATACTAACTGAACAATCTAATTAATAATTATGGAAGTAATCGTTAGAATAATTAAAACTAATCCCTGGACTGGGATTACTAAATGGCCTACATGTTTTGATTATGTAAGCTCTTACTGGACTAGATCTGGTAATTTATATACTGGTTTATCTGTAGAAGATGCAGCTAGATTAGAAAAAGAAATTGGTTATCCTGAGGGGTAGTTATCATCCAGTAGTGCATTTTGGGATACTTTTGCTATTAAGATAGGAAGAAAAGATGTAGTACTTGATACTAATAGACCCGAGGATGAATTAAAATATTTGTTCCTTAAGAATCATAAGAGAGTAGCAAACGGTTTAAATAATATCAAACCTGGTACAGATTATGTTATGATTAATAAGGATAGTGAAGCAGAAGAACAGAATAAGTTCAATAAGGTTAAGCGTGAAGCATATAGAGAAATGGATAAGATGTCTACTGAAGAAATGCGTAAGTGTTTACGTCTCTATGGTATGAAATCAGACTCTATGTCTAATGAAGTTGCTGAAGCCAAATTGTCAGAATTTATTGAAGCTGATCCTTCTAAGTTCTTGATGAAATGGGTAAATAACCCTAATAAAGAAATTAACTTCGTAATTGAAGAAGCTATTGCTAAAAACATTATTAGAAAGAATCGTGCTCAATATTACTTTGGTACTGATTTAATTGGTAATGGTCTTGAAGATGTAATTGCTTATCTTAAGGATAAGAAGAATCAAGATATTAAATTAGCAATACTTAATGAAATTAAATCTAAGTAATGACTAATAAAGATTCTCATATAATTTTCAAGGTAATTCTGGATAAGAATGCAGAAGGTATTGCTTATGGCGGATGCCCCGCATTTTTAGACTAGGAAGTAGACTTATTTCTTAATCAAGCACAGCTAGAAATCTTAAGTAATAAGATTACTGGTAACAATGCATTAAGAGTAGGTTTAGAAGGTTCTGTATCTAACTTATCTGAAATAGAGAAGTTAATAGCTACAGATGTTAACCTTCATGCTGTACATACAGACTATAATGAGTATGCATTAGAAGATGTTCATGATGAAGATAATAGAATGACTATACTTAGTGTGTTACTTAAGTATGGACAATTCTAGACTAACTGTGTACTTACTAGTCATGAATTAGTAAAGCCTTTTAAGCAGACTTATAATAATATACCTTGGGTAGAGAATCCAGTAGCTACTTTAGAAAATAATAAACTCTTAGTATACGTAGATCCTGTTTTAATGCAGGATCCTATGTATGCTCCAAGAGTAGAAGATAATACAGAGTTCTATAAAGTAGATCTAACTTATGTTAAGAAACCAACTAAGTTTGATTATACTAAACCTGAACAAGAATTAGACTTCCCTGAAGATGTTATGTATGAGATTATTAATAGAGCAGTAGTAATTGCTTTAGAGAATATAGAATCTCAAAGACAATCTTCTAAGTTTTAGTTAAACCAAGTATCTGAATAATTATGTGTGAGAGAGATTTTCAAATAAATATAGAGAGGTAGCTTAACAATATCATACCTAATTATAATGAAACTATCAAGTTTCCTTCAGATACTTTGTTTCATTTTATAAATAAAGCTAAAGACGAATATGTTAAATAGAACTTTAGAGTATTCTAGAGAAACCAAGAGATTACTGATAACATACGTACTTTAGTAAATACTAAAGATTATACTACTTATAATTTTAGTAAGTTAGGTAACAAATGGGAAGCCAATTATCCTGAAGATTATATGTTTGCACTTGGTGAAAATGTATACATAAGTATAAAGGATAATAAATGTAATAACTTAATTACTCATGAGTCTGATGTAATAGAGGCTACAATAGAGACAGTAAGCTCCAGACTAAGTAATAGTCTATCAGATCATAGATTACGTTATAATCAAGCAAAACCTATTAGAGTATATACTGACAATAAAATTGTATTATATACTGATGGTAATTATGATATAAGTTCATATTAGCTTACCTATTTAAGAAAAGCAAAAGATCTGGGTAATGTAAGTGATCTTACTAAAGAATACACAGATCTTCCAGAAAACACTCATTAGGATATAGTAGATCTAGCAGTTCAAATGATAGTGCAAACTATACCTAATACTAGTTCTAAGAAATCTTAGGACGAATAATTAAGGCGCTTACCAACGTGGAAATCTGAAATAATGAAAGTAGAAAGTAAGCGAATAGACTAAGCGCTAATGTCTAATTTAATTTTAATATTTTAATATGTTACAATCAGTACACTCCGTATTAATCGGAAAACAAGCTCCTGCTTCTTATACTACAGTAGATGCATTAGCTGTTGGTGATGTTGCTTTGTTCGACGAGAATAAGGCTCTTATTAAAACTGCTGCTGATGCAGTGAAAGCTAACTCTCTGTATGTAGGTGTAGCAGGTGAAAAGATGAACGTTACTATGCCTGATGGTACAGTAGCACAGAAAGCTAATATTGATTTCTCTACTGAAATTCAGAAAGCTTCTAAACCGTCTGCAGTAATTGGAGAATATGTAGCTCCTGTTGAAGAAAAGATTGTAATCACTTTAACTAACGCTACTATTATTGCTGGTAATCGTTACGTTTTGCGTATCGTTTATAAGGATATGTATGAAGCTGCTTGGCAGTTTACTCATACTTATGAAGTATATGCTGAGACTACTACAGCTAAAGGTTTAGTAGACGCTTTCTTGAAGAAGATTAACGCTCACAAGAATCGTAGAGTACAGGCTACTGCTTCTGCTGCAGTTCTGACTTTGACTGCTATGCCGAAGGATGATAACGAAGGTGTTTACTCTTTGAGTGAATACAGCGTTGTATCTATGGAAGCATCTCTGTATGAGACTATTCCTGGTGCATTGCTTGCTAATCAGCCTAAGGCAGTTGTAGGTGCTACGATTGTTAAGACTGCTGGTAATCCGGGTAAGGGTTATTGGAAGCAAGTACGTGATGCAGAAGTACGTAACATGGGTTATAAGGGTCACGTATTTACTGGTGCATATCCTATTGTTGAACAAGCCCGTAAAGTAGTAGAAGATGCAGAATATGACTATGCTATCATCGAAAACGATAACCTGTACTTGAGCAATGATAATCAGTACATCAAGACTACTCCGTTGACTACGGAAGTTTATTGTCCTAGTTTAGTTGATTCTATTGTAGATAAGGGTATTCAGTCATTTATTGCTGGTAAGACAATTGCCTAATCCACGTTAGAGAGATTGAATTTGGGATAAGATTCCTTTTACAAACTACAGAAGTGGAGTTGTGGAATATTCCACTCTCCACTTTTTTATTGTTGATATATGGACAAATTAACAAATATACAAATAGATGGTGATAAACTAACCTTCAAGATAGAGACTGAAGTAGACCTTAGCAGCTATAGTAAGGAAGTTTATATAGATGAAGTATGGAATTTAAAGAACATACTTGAAGACAGTCCTATACATAACATTAGCTTTTCTGAGAATATTACAGTAGATTCCGAAAATAATGTAACTGTAACTAATGACGATATTCTAGAATTAGATTGGAATATGAAGTATGTTACTTTGAGATGTTTTACGGAATAGGAAGAAATACATTTTCATGGCATATACTACAATCCTTCAATTGTATATATGGCAGAGATTAGGAAATTACATACTCACTGCTCAACTTGTTTAGATGATCAGACTATGCAGAACATAATGTTAGTAGTCTTTAAGAGATAGCTGCTTGAGTATGCTTTAGCATCCGATTACTATCGCGATGCTTTACAATTATATGTAGATATCTGTAGATTACTTGAGATATCTATTAAACCAAAATGTGCAGCTAGTACTTGCTGTAACAATGCTATTCTTACTCAGAAAGGTGATTGTTTCAATACAGAAAACGATAAATGTCTTCACTTAGAGAAAGAGCGTAACTCTGCTACTTTATTTAGTGGTATTTGTTACTCTTGTTCTAATAATACTTGCAGTACAGGAAATTGCAGTAATGGTTATTGTAAATTATAAAATAAACAGATATGATACAAAAATGTGACGGTGTAAAGATATTGGACTTAGAAGAGAAGCTTGAAGCTACAGGTAGTGAATACATTGTTACTGCAGAAAAAGACAATAACTATAAATTACCACTTGAATCAGTAGCTGATATAGTTATAGGTAATTCTAAGTTTAAGGCTGCAATTAAGGATGTATACGAATCAAGTACTCCTACAGCATCTGTATCTTTAGATAAAGATAAGTTCTTATTCTCATTTGGTATACCAGCAGGTAGAACAGGAGATGCAGGTAAGGACGGTAAAGATGGTAAAGACGGTAAAGACGGTAAGGATGGTATTGATGGTGTACCAGGTATAGACGGAGATACTACTAGAGTAGTAATAGCATACAAATCTACTAAAACTATACAAAGACCCGATACTCCTGTAGGAGGTAGCTGGGATTACGATACTAATACTATTACATATCCTGAAGGTTGGTCTGGTAGTGATAGTAATCCTAATGGTTATGTATGGATGTCTACTGCTACATTCTCTAGTAAAGGTACAATAGTAGTGCCTTGGAGTACACCTGTAAGACTTACAGGAGTAGATGGTCATGATGGTGCAGATGGTAGTAATATTGAGTTTGTATATAAACTTACTATAACTAGTTTGGTTACACCTACTAAACCTACAGGTAACAGCTAGACTGAAGCTATTAGACAAGGGTGGACTGATCATCCAACGGGTATTAGTGAGCAATATCAATGCGAATGGGTTTGTTCTCATAACTTACAAACTGATGGTAGTTGGAGTGAGTGGAGTGATCCTACTATTTGGTCTAAATGGGGAGTAAATGGTAAAGACGGTGATGGAGTAGAGTATATATATCAGCGTACTAAATTACCTGCTTCTCCTCAAGAGATTACAGATAACAATCCAGATCAAGATGAGTATATACCTCAATCAGCTCCTGGTGAACAACCTTGGACAGATGATCCTAAGGGAGTAAGTGAAGAGTTTAAATATGAATGGGTTAGTAAGAGAAAATATAAAGGTGATACTCACAAATGGGGTAACTTTAGTTCTCCGTCATTATGGGCTAAATGGGGTGATGATGGTCAAGATGGTCAACACCTTAGAGTAATGTATACTAAGACATCTGGTAGTGATGTTAAGCCTAGAGACCCAGATAGATTAAATATTAACCCTGGTAGTATTTGGGGTGTAGGTATGCCCTCTGTGACTGGTAAAGAAGCCATATGGGGTATTCAAGCTTTAGTTACTTTTGATAATAAGTTAGTAATTGATGAATCTCTGCCTGAAGACGAAAGAGGTTGGCAAGGGCCTTATTTAATTACAGGTGTACCTGGTCTTGATGGTAATAACTTCAATTATCAAGTAGAAGCATTTAAATAGAGCTAGACTCAACCTGAGAAGCCTACTAGTAATGACCCATATAATCCTGGTGATGGTTGGGTACTTACTCCTGATATGCCCACAGGTATATGGTGGAAATCTGTAGCATTAGTTCAAGGTGAAACAGGTTCTGTAATAGAATGGGGAGCTGTAGTAAAAGTAACTGGTCAAGGAGTTGTTATTAAAGGTACTTTAGATTCTACAGACGATCTTCCGACGGAAGGTAACCAGATAGGAGATGCATGGGTTATCGATGGTTTCTTGTGGGTATGGAATGGTAGTGAATGGGTAAATGTAGGTAAGGTTCAAGGCATGGATGGTAACTACTATGAATACAGATTTGCTAGAAACAATAGTTGGGAAACAGCTCCTCAGTTAAATGCAGCTGAACGTTATCCTGCAGGTTGGAGTTCTACTGCACCTGCTTTAAGTAGTGGTAAAGTATTATGGGCTACATTTGCTCTTATTAATGGTGGAGATAACACATTAATGGAACAATGGTGTGATCCATACTATATGACTGGTATGACTGGTGATAACGGTGGTTCTGGTGTTCCTGGAGTAGGTTACGAAGTTAGATACTGTAAAGGTACTGAAACTACTTATACTGGTGAAACTTGGAGTGACTCTATGAAATGGAAGAGAAATCCTACAGGTTGGTCTATGGATGTTCCTGAGCTTACTAATGGAGATGAGTATAATTATATATGGTTTATTCAATGTAGAGTGATTGATGATTCAATGGAAACTGCATGGTCTAAACCTAATCCTATGGGTGGTATAATTACTCCAGATCCAGTAGGTTCACAACCTATAGCATATCCTGCTGGTATATATAGTACTAGTACTCCTTATATTAACGATGGGGAGAAAGCACCTTACGTATACGATACTAGTGATGGTAACTACTATTTCTTAAAATCAGTAATGACGTGGATTGGTACTCAACAGAATAATGAATCTCCTGCTACAGATACATCTGGTGCATGGACTGTATTAGAGAATTATGAGGCAATCTATACTGATTTACTTATTGCACCTAATTCATTAGTAGGTGGGGCTGTATTTAATAACAACTTGATGTTCTCACAAAGAGGTAAGAATGCTAGTGGTGGTGATAGTTCTGAGTATCATTTGATTAATACTTCAGATCCTATGAATACCTCTAACTCGTTTAGACCTAACTTCTTGCTAGACTTTGCGAATGGTGAAGCTTACTTTGGAGCTGGAGGTATACACTTAGCAGCTGATAGTTCTAACACTTCTATACAATTAGAATCTGGTAATGTATCTGGAGGTAATGGTAGTATTGCCACTATAGATATAGATGGAGCTATATTCCAAAAGGTAGTATCATCTAGCAATCCTGCAGCAAATAAAAGAGCTGAACTTAGTATAGATGGACTGAGTATTAATATGGGCATACCTAAATTCTATGTTAATGATGAAGGAATGTCTTACTAGCATTATGCAGGATCTTCTACAGTAACAGATTTTAAGTTAGATACTACGGGAGCTATTACTATTGGACAAACTGGTTCTAACCACGCTATAATTGATAGTGGTAGTTTTTCATTAAAGAATAGCACTCTGGATAATATAGTTATTACTTATGATAATACTACTTCTTCAATAGTACTAAAGAACCCAACAGGAATAGATTCATCTAGAGTAGAAATAAAGGCTTTAGATGATGATGCCTCTGACGCTATCTCTGTAACTGCTTACGATTCTTAGGGTAATAAAGCGTACATATCTCCACTAGGAGTGACTGTATCCGATGGTGTAAATACTCACATAGATATTATGAAAAGTATGATTACAGTAACTAACTCTAGCGGTACATATATTGGATGGACTGGTACTAAAAATGGTTTACGTTTTGTAGGTGGTATTTGTGTTGGTGAAGCTTAATTGAACTACTATGGATAAAGCAAAAGAATATATAAATAGTAAAACAAACTCTATACTTAAAACTAATATACTTAGGAACAATAGAGATGTTGTAGCAACCATAGTATACAATGAATTAACAGATTTATTGGAGTTTAGTAACACATCTAGTGTTACTACTCCTATAGATTCTGAAATACTAAAGAGATACTTACATTAGGTTAAACCATAGTTATATAGTGGTATACCTATGAAACTCAAACCGTATTGTATTAAGTGTGGTTGTGGTAATGGATACTTTAGAGGATTATACGATCCTTATGTATTAGCATTGTTGACAGAGGATGCAGATCCTTGGTTATGGGAAGATAACGGTGTAGTACTGTTAGAATAGTAGAAAGAAAATAATTTGATTGACAATGATAGCAAGAATTAAAGGTTTAAAGATTAGTCAAGCTTCAGAACGTACTGCTGTCACAGGATAGGAAATGATTCCATTCCAAGATGGTGAAAGAAATGGTAAGATCCGAATGATAGAGTTTAAAGATATGACTATGTATATCTTTGATCCTACTATCGTTGATGGTAAAGTAAGTCAAGAAGATTATGACGCATTAAAGCAAGCTATAGAAGAAGGTAAGCTTGTCTATACTATTAACTCTAATAGAAATGGATTAGACTTGGCAACTGAAGTAGCTATAGTTGGTGGTACTATATATATTGAATCTCCTGATTTTATTAAAGAAGAAGGTACCGATAATATATCTCAAGTAGTATTTGATACTATTACTGTAGATAGTTCATTAAACTATAGTAAAGAACAATATACTACTACAGTTATTAAGACTACTGGAGATGGTACTAAAGTACTTACAGATAATGGTCAGTATGTATATATAGGTAATTTAGCATTAACTAACATTAAGTTTAAAGATGGTACTAATACAACTACTTATGATTTAGTAACTAATGGTATTACCTTTAGACAGAATAGTACTCCTTGTGTATCATGGAATACTATTAAGAGTGGTAACAATATCTATATGGATATACGTATAGCTAATGCTACTGCATCTATGGATGGTCTAATGAGTAAGGAAGACTATGTAGAACTTAATACTACTATTCCTGGATAGATTGAAGAACTAAAGGAAGCTGACTCCAATATAAATAATAGAATAGACGATCTTGATGATAAGATTGATAAGGAGATTGCTGATAGAGAAGCAGAGATAGACCGTATAGAGAATAAGTTTGATGGAGTTACTGATGCATTAGAAGATGCTTTACAGAAAGAGATTGAAAATAGGAAAGCAGGTGATACTACTATTACTAATAGTTTAAATGCATTTATTAGTACTAAAGGTCAACCTAGTGGTTTAGCTGAATTAGACTCAACTGGTAAAGTTCCTGCAGCTCAATTACCATCTTATGTAGATGATGTATTAGAGTTCTCTACTAAAGCTCAATTTCCTCAAACTGGCGAAACAGGTAAGATATATGTAGCTAAGGATACTAATCTGACATACAGATGGACTGGTACTCAATACTTAGAGATTAGTCAGAGTTTAGCATTAGGTGAAACTCCTAGTACGGCGTATCCTGGAGATAAAGGTAAAGCTAATAGAGATGCTTTAAATAGTATGCCTACTAAGCTTACTTCATACCTTACTCCTACTACTAGTACTGGTGAATTAGTTAAGATTAACTATAAGTATGCAGCTAAAGATGGTTTGAATTATGGTCCTCTGCAGGATGATAATATAGATATACCATCAGCTACAACTACTAATGCGGGTGCTATGTCTGCAATAGATAAAGGTAGATTAGATGACTTATATAATGAATTTGGTAGTATACAGAATCCTGGTGATAAGCTTGATTCACTACCTAATAACCTAGTTACTGGTGTAGATGCAACGTCTAGAAATGCAACTAGTGTAACTATTAACTATAAGCAATCTGATTTATCTGCAGCTAGTAATTCATATGCGAATCCTATTACTAAGTCATAGACTATACCTGCTGCTACTCAATCTGCAGCTGGTGTAATGACTGCTACTGATAAATAGAACTTAGACGTCAATATACCTAATAGAATTACTAATCTAGATAATAGAGTAACTACTGAAGTAGATAGATTAGAAGAGCTTATCGAGAGCAGTTCATCCGAGATTACTAACGATTTGAATGTAGAGATTCAAGCTAGAAAGGATGGTGATGCTCAGTTACAGACTAATATTAACAATCTGGAGTCTACCATGAATACAGAATTAGCTAAGAAGGTTGGTAAAGTAACTGTAGCTGGTTCTGGTAATGCTGTTACTACTGCATCTATTAGTGGTGATACTCTTACTTTAACTAAAGGAGCTACATATAATAACTATGTACATCCTGCTGGTTCTGCACCTAGTAAAGCATCTGGATTCTATAAGTTCTCTACTGATTCTACTAGTCATGTAGCTAGTGTTACTGCTGTAACTAAAGCTGATATAACTGCATTAGGTATACCTGCATAGAATACTAATACTACTTATACATTTGCTAATGGTTCTGCTGGTAATTTCACAGTAACTCCATCTGGAGGTAGTGCATAGACTGTAAGCGTTGGCAAACCAGCTAATGCGGGCAATGCTGATACAGTTGGTGGTATTAGTCCATCTGCTTTTGTAAAAAAAGCTGGTGATACTATGACTGGTAACTTAACAGTGGGTAATACTAATAGTTATCACTGTGTTTTACGTACTGACGGAGTCCTTACTATTAAGGCTACTGCTACTGTAGGAGGTTGGGATAGAGGTTATGAATTTGTTAATGCTAATGACACAGTATTAGCTAGATTTGGAGCATATGGAACAGGTCAGAGTTTTAACTATAGTTATGTAGGACCTTCTTGTGAAGCTAATAACACATGGCAAAGATGGAACTCATCAGGTTCTGTTATAACTACACCATTAAGAATAGAACAAACTTCAACAACAATTCCTTTAACACTGATTGGCAAAAATGAGGCAAGTTATGTTTAGTTTAATAACGGAGAAGATAGCGCTGAAGTAGGATTTCATATATCTCTTGGCGCTTACCTACTCAATGATAAACTGACAACTCATCCGTGTATATCATTAGGTAGAGTAGACAGTTTAGATGGAGGAGCAACTTTCTATTATGGAGGTACTCATTATAAATTACTACATGAAGGTAACTATGCTAATGAGTTAGATTAGCGTTATTTACCAAAAACAGTATATGACTATGGTAATGGCTGTTTAGTGAGATTAAGAAATTCAGCTAGTAGTAACGCTATGTTTACAGTGAGAATTTTTGGTAATTCTTACTATGGTAATGCTATTCCATTTGACACAGTAATATAGTTCTACCATCCTACGGAAAATAAAATACATAATGCTACTGGTGTTAATAATGGGTGTAGCTTTGGAGATATAAAAGTATTTAGTTATGATAATCGTATTTATTTGTGGTTTAAACCGCCGCAAAAGTATGAAACTTTTATAGTTCACGCATACCATACGGGTGACCTCCGTAACATGGTTGAATCTATAAGTAATGCCGCTATGCCTACTTCTGGAGTTACTGGAACAGTAACTATAACTCCTAAATAGGCTATATACTCTTACGATAGTATAGCAGTAGGTAATGTTACGTCTTCCAATAAGGTATTTGCAGCAGGTGGTTTCTTCAAAGAATCTGATGCTCGTCTAAAATCAGATATTAAACCTTTAGATTATACTCTAGACTAGATATGTTCTATGCCTACTGTATCATTTATAATGAATGATTAGAAGCAAATAGGTACTATAGCATAGACCTTAGAGGAATTAGGTTTTGAAGATATAGTAACTGAAGGTGATACTCTTAAATCTGAAGTAAATAATCCTGAACAATTTGAATCATTCACTAAAGATGGTGAAGAGTATGTTAAGGTTAAGAAGGTAGAGTATGAGATGTTAGGTGTATTAGCTATTGAAGGAGTTAAGATGCTTAAGGATGAGATTGAAAAGCTTAAAGCTGAAATAGAAACTTTAAAGAATAAGCAACATGAGTAATGAAATAGCAACATATTCTATGATATTAAGTAAGCTTAGTCTAGGTAAGAGTGGGACAGAATGTCCTACTAAGACCTAGATTTTAGCTATTAATTCATTAATCGTTATTGATAATGCTTCTACTTATGGAGCTAACGAATGTGTAAAGATAGATGATATACATAAGAAAGTAGAGACTTGGAATTACTACTTAACAGTATCACCTACTAGTATGTCATTTGGAGCTGGTGGTGGTAGTAAGACTTTTACCGTTAGTTCTTATAAGAGAAAAGTATTAGATGGAGTAGAATAGAGTGGTGATACTAGTGTATCATTAAAGTCTACTACTATATCTGGTACTGGGTTCTCTTTAAGTGGAACCACCGTAAGTGCTTCTGCTAATGGAGGTACTTCAAATAGAACAGGTACAGTTACTATAACTCAGAATGAGTCTAATAAGACAGCTACTATTAGTCTATCATAGAGTGGAGATACTATTAGTTCATACGCAGAATGGACTATATTTGTATCAGCTAGTCCCACTAGTGTATCTAGCAGTGGCGGTACTTCTACTATTACAGCTAGTGCTAAGAGAACTGTATTTTGGGCTAGTGGATATGTTGGTGAAGAAACAGGCTATCCTACACTGTCTACTAACTTAGGTAGTCTTAGCAGTGCTTCTTCACCTAGTACTTTAACATTAGGAGAGAATACATCTACATCTAGTAGAACTGCAACTATTAAAGCAACTCACGGTAGTAAATCAGCTACTTGTACAGTTACTCAAAGCGGCGCTACACCTTCTACTACTTATACCTTCTCTGTTAATCCGTATAAGGTTAGTGTAGGTTCTAGTGGTGGTACAGGTAGTGTAACTATTACTTCACATAAGACAGTAGGTAGTAGTACCTATGATGTAGATTATAGTATAGATAGTAGTACATTACCTTCATGGGCTTCATTTAACAAGAGTACTTCTACGTTTACTATACAATCTACTACTAGTACTACTGGTAGAACAGCAAAAGTATATTTTGATTAGGATGAATCTGGTAAACGAGATTATGCTGAATTAACCCAAACAGGGTATACTCCACCTGCAGATACGTATGTATTTACTTGGCATAATGGTAGTACATCTAATAAGAGTGAAAGTTTCCAGGCTACTGGTGCAGTTTCTAGTGCAATTACTTTGGTAAGTACTAAAAATGGTAGTAATCATCCTTGGTCTACCACTAGTCATCCTAGTTGGATAACAATCGTAGCTGAAACAGCTACTATTGTAACTATATAGGCGTCTAGTAATACAGGTTCTGCAAGAAGCGGATCAGTTGTATTAACACAAGAAGATTCTGGTAAGACACTTACTATTAATGTTAGTCAAGATGCATACGTAGCAGATACGTATGTATTTACAATAACACCAAATACATATGATGCTTCATATAGTAATGCCTCTTTCATACCAAGAACAGTATCTACTAAGAATGGTAGTAATATAGGCTATAGTTTAACTTCTGGTAGTACTGATTGGGTAATTGTAGATACAACTGGAAAATTAACTGTAGAGATACTGAAAAACACTACTTCTAGTACTAGAAGTACTACTCTAGTATTTACATAGAATGAATCTGGTAAGACTCAATCTATAGAGATAACTCAAAGCGGTTATACTCATACATCGATCTATACGTTTAACGTACTTCCAACGAATTTAAGTGTAACTGCAGCAGAAACTAATGAGACTCTTACAGTGGAATCTTATAAGACTGTACTTGAAAGTGACGGTAGTGAAACCACATAGTCTCTAGATTATGAATTCTCGTCAAATAATTCTTGGGTTGCTGCTGCGAGAACTACAACCAACACTGCGTATATAACTGTAGCAGAGAATAAAACAACAACCGAGAGAACTGCTAAGATTACTTTAACTCAAGCGGAGAGTGGAGCTCAAGCATTTACCAATGTTATCCAAGCTGGGAAAGCAGAGAAAGTAGTTAATAAATTAACTTTGAATAGTCATACGTATGATAATGGTTATTTATTCCTTCCAGGTACGACACCAGTAGGATCTCATGGTTCCGAATACTTCATGTTCATAGCAAGTGCTTCTCTTCAATGGTATGCAAGTCTTGGTTTAACAGTTAATGGAGGAACGGCATACGCCGGTAATCTAGTAAATATATATGTACATTCGAGCGGTAGATATAAGTTAGTAAAGACATTTTAGTTGCAATTAGGAGAACAGACAGTTGCCTACTAATGAACCCATACTTAGCACATATGACAGATAGAGAATTGTTGGAGCAGATATATCTTCTGCTCCTTCAAATCAACGTGAAAGTAAGTGAGATAGATAACGATACTAAACAATTTGGTATGAACGTAGCAGCCAATCTAGTTGGTGATGCTCTAATGATGAATAACAATGATGCCGAGAGAAGAAATAATTAAACAGCTTAAACCTTACTTTGATGTAAAAGAGTTAGTATGTAATCACATATATAGTAGGTTTGGAGAACAATCATGGATGTTCTTAAGTACTTAGTTACTACATGTGTTACTGTGTCTACGTACTGATATTTTACGAATGCCAATGCATATTAATACGAGTACTATGCATCAAAGGGGTATGCGTTGCAACCTGTGTCCTTTAGTAAAGAGTAAGAAAGGAGTATATGTTAGCGGGCACTGTTTTGATAAAGATACAGAGGTTTTGACTAACAACGGTTGGAAGAAATATTATAACATATTAAATTCTGACATGTTGTTTACATATAATATATAGAATGATTCTATAGAACAGAAGCCTATAGATGGAATAATAAGATATGATTTCGATGGAGAACTGTTATGTGCAGAGAATCAACATATTTCTTATGCAGTAACAGATAAACATAGAATGATAGTTCAAAACCAGACAGGAAAATACAAACGTGTAACTAATAAGGTTATCAGTGAGAAAAAGAATAACGGTTATCATATAGAACTAGCAGATTCAATACACGGTAGTAGAAAATTATTTAAAACAGCAGGTTTATCTTCTTGTAATAATGAATATGATATTAATCTGCTCCGTTTCTGTATGGCTGTAATATCAGATGGATATTTAGAAATAAAAGGAAATTGTGTAGCGTATAGATTTAATTTAAAGAAAGAAAGAGATAAAAAAGAATTAGAAGATATATTATCCGCTCTACATTGGAACTATACAAAAAATTATAGTAAAAGTCACGAAAAGAATGGATGCCAAGGTGTATACTCTTATTATATTAACTCTACTACAGGATGTCAAGTTAAGTAGATTATAGGCCTAGATAAAAAGATTCCTTTGTGGTTCTTATCTCTTAAACCAGACATATTAAAGCAGCTAATAATTACATACGCTAAGTTTGATGGTACTTTTGACAATAGAGATAATAATAGTGGAATCACTATATACTCTACTGATGATTATAATACAGATATTTTACAAATAATGTCTATATTATGTGGAATGAGATGCGTAAAGAAACATGAAAAAAACGTATAGGTAAATATTCGTGGTTGCAGTTATAATGTAAAAGACTTTTATAAATTGTTTATAACTTAGACTAAAGACTGTAGTGACGTACAACGTGACTGTTATTATACTAAAAAGTATAAAGGAGTAGTATGGTGTGTTAATAATGAAAACACAACTCTAATAACTAGGCGTAACGGAAGGGTTGTATTTATGGGGAATTGTACAGGTAATGCTATTGACTTTACTTGTGATGATAAAACTGCAGAAGAAATAAGAGAGATAATAAAGGCTAAACCTTTGTTATTACCGTGTAAAATACGTTTGGAGGATGGGGTATCATGGGTTCATATCGATGTATATGATGATGGCACAGAAGATAAAATAACAACATTTAAAGCATAATATATGTTACAGAGAGAGATAGTTAGATTTAGAGCATCAGATGTACAACCTAATCCTCTAGAAGTAGATTATTGGATTGATGTTACTTCCAATTACTATGGTGGCTGTATTAGGTATTATCGTAATGATACTAATACATGGGAGATGCTAGATCTGAATGATAAGCAAGTAGATGCTATCATTGATTATATTAATAAAGCTCTTGACTAGATAGAATAGTTTATTAATGAAGCTATAACTGAAATCAGAAATGAATTAGCTGAATTTAAAGATGAACTGAAAGAGGAAGTTAATAAACTGTGGTAGTATATTAATCAGAAAGTAGAAGAGTTAACTACTCAGATTAACAATATTAGAAATGAGATTAATGATATCAAAGGCGATGTTAATAATATCAAGTAGGATATTACAAATATCAATAATAACATTGATGATATAAACCAAGATATTACTAATATCAATTCTAATATTGAAGAGATACGTCAAGATATAACTAATATAGTAGGTAGTGATTTAAGTTCTATTCAACAGAAGATTACTGAATTAACTCAGAATATACAAGAGTTAGATAGTAAGATTGACCAATAGATTAGTGATTTAAGAAGCTATATAAATAGTGAAATTACTAAAGCTAAGAATGAACTTAAGACCTACGTAGATGGTAAAGTTACTGACCTTACTGAATTAATTAATCAAGAGATTGAGAATAGAACTAATGCGGATAATAACCTACAATCTCAGATTAATGAACTTAAACAATTAATTACTAAAGCACAAGGTGATATTAATACTCACGCTGCTAGAAGAGATAATCCTCATGTAGTTACTAGAGCTCAGTTATCATTAGCTACTACTGATAGTGTAGTATTTAATAAAGTAAGTGCTCCTAGTGGATTCTTTAAAGAATGATGAGATAAACAAGATATTACTAATTCACCTGAATGGAATACTCCAGAACAGGAGATTATTTAATTATTAAATATTTGCAAATATGGTTAAACAAGAAAATCCTAATTTCATAGCATCTAAGTATGCTCCAAATCCTAAAGAGGTTTCTTATTGGATTGACTTAGCAACAGATAGTACTGGTAATGTTATTAAGTCATACAGTCCTGATCTTAAGAAGTGGATACCGTTAAACAGAGATGCTAATGTAGACCAATGGACTCATATTAAAGAGATTGTACAATCTGTTGGTTTGAACTATGATAAGAATAGCGATGTTATATCTTTACCTAATCTTAATAGTAATAACTATTTTAAAGGTAGTAGTATAGTAGATGCTATTAATAAAGGTGATGCTGCTGTAAAAGCTCAAGTAGATAGACTGGATACTAAGATTGATGATGTAAATGAAGACTTACAAGACTTCAAAGCATTAAAGGGTCAACCTAATGGTCTTGCTGAACTTGATAGTAATGGTAAAGTACCTGCTAGTCAATTGCCTTCATATGTTGATGATGTGATGGATGCATATGCTACTTATACTGTATCTCCTACTGGAGTACTTTAGAATATACAGTTATATGTGGATGCTGAACATGAAACTCCTATAGTAGGTGAAAGAGATAAAATATATGTCAATGTAACTCCTGGTGAAGTAAGTTATCAGTTTAGATGGTCCGGTTCACAATGGGTACACATCGATTCTAATGCCATTATTATTGGTGATATTACTGGTACTGCTTATGATGGTGGTAAGGGTAAAGCTATGGAGAATGTAGTTAACTCTATGCCTGATAACTTGCTGAGTACATTCCAATTAGACTAGACTGATGTTAATAACATTACGATTAGCCTTACTGGAGTAGAAAAGAGCGGTGGTAAGTATGTACAGTCTACTTTATCTAATATTACTATTACTCCTGCTACTAATACTGTTGCTGGTTTAATGACCGGTGCTGAGAAAATAGCTATTAATGAAACTCTTCCTGATGCAATCAATGATGAAAAAGTTGCAAGAGAGAATGCAGTGAAAGAACTTAAAGCTAAGGACACAGAACTGCAAGGTAACATTGATAGTTTAGAAACAGCTTTAAATCAAGATATTACAGAGCTTAGAACTACTTTACTTAAAGTAAATGATAAAGTAGGTTTAACTGAAGCTAATGAAATGCCTGACTTATCAAGTACTAATTACTTAGCTAGTAGTCCTAGTGCTATAAGTGCTGCTGTTACTTTAGATGAGGAAATTGGTAAGCTTAGTGAATACGTACTGGTAATGTGGAAATACATAGGACCCTTCCTATCCAGAGTAAGATGAGAGGTTGTACTATTAATAATAATGACAATACTAAGATGTATTTAAAATATGAACAATTGGATTCTATAGAATCTGAAGAAAACTGGTTTTAATTAACCAACAAAAGGTTGCAGTCATATAGGATGGATTTAAACATTGTAACGGTATTAATTTAAAGAAGATATTACGCTATAAAGAGCTATTAGTTTATGCAAGAAGATTTTCAAAACAGAAACCTTAAATAAACCTTATCGTTATATAATTATAATCTCAAACGGAATTTCGAGCCCTCTCAGATTTTACTCCCCTTTTAATCTGTCAGGGCTTATTTGATTTTTATTATCAGCTACTATCTATGAATTACCAACAATTAGGAGAACATACTATGTCAATATTTAAGAACATGTTCAGTAGTACGGATAAATGCGTAGCTTCTGTTATAACTGGGCTACTTTCTATATTCGCACCTGTATGGGTTCCTATCACTGCTGTCGGTATATTAATACTACTTGATGCTATCTATGGTTATAAAGTCTCTAAAAAATACGGGCATCCTAAGATTGAATCACATAAAGCATGGAAAACTATATGGAAGACTAGAGATGCAGCAGTAGCAATAACTAGTGCATCAATAATAGATTAGCTGGTAGTAACCTCTATTAACCTGCACGCTGTAGAAATAGTAGCAGGAATGATAGCCTTAGTTGAGTTTTGGTCGTTACTAGAATCATTTAGCGACTTATATCCTAAATGGAAAATATGGAAAATCCTCAAAAAGGTTATAAAAGCAAAAGGAGAGAAATATTTAGATATATCATTAGATAAAGAATTACCAGATGATTCCAATACTGAATTAGTTAGTTAATTGGTTTACAAGGAATTTCAGAGCAGTCGCAGTAGGTTTAGTTAGTTTACTTATTGCGACTGTTTTTGTTTAGAACCATTAGCTATAGAAAAAGAATAAAGAGATTGACAGAATAACTAACAATGTTAGAGCTTATGAACAGTTAGCATCCTAGAAGGAATAGTTAAACAGAGTACTATAGCTTACTATAGAAGAATTAAATACTAGTAATGATAGTTTATTAAAAGAAACCAAGGATGCTTAGAAAAAGCTTAAAATCAAAGACAAGAACCTAACTAATATAAATGTAATCAATACCGAGATTAAAGATTCAGTTAGAACTATTATAAAACATAAGCTAATAGATTTCGACGAAGAACTTAAAATTAATCCATTAACAACTATCATAGTTAGTAGAAAGGATTCAATCCTTAAAGCCACATTAGATATTAAGAATCAGTAGATTCTGTTTGTAGAAGAGAAGAAAGAATACAAGAATAAGTACCGTAACGGCTTTATTAGGTTCTTGCACTTTGATTGGAAACGTATGCGTACCAAAAAATATCAGATAGTTAACAGCAATCCAATAATCAAGGTAACTGATACTCGTGTAATTGAGTTACCAAAATGATAATCAATATATTCAATAATATTAATCAATAATAATATGCATAGAATATTTCGTGTAAAGGCTTACGAAGCAGAACACGGTCCTCACTTCAATGAGGAACATGCCCGTAAAGCTGTAAGTAAAATGGAAAATGAGGACGGTACTCGTGGACCACATTGGTCTGTAGAAGAAACTACCGCATTAGCTAGCCAATACGGAATAAATCTGGGTAGCAGATTTAACCGTTATGATTGGTTCGTAGCACTCAACATGGTTTATTCTGACTACTATAAAGTAATTATAAGTATGACTAATTCTAACAGCACTAAGCATTTTGTTGAATTAGCAAAGGCTTGGATCAATGATAAAGACATTGATGAAGGTAAGATGTGGTATTACTATATTTACGTTATGTGTGATAAGATCAGACAAGCTGAAATGGAATGCTATGAGGAAGAAGTTGAAAAGCGTGATAAATACGAAGAAGATTAGGTCTTACTATATCTACTGATAAACAAGAAATTATAAATATAGTACGTAATCAATATAATACGTATAAGTAGAGGAAAGAGGCAATAGCTAAATGCGATGAAGAAATGGCTAAGTGCCAAGTATTATTAGATAAGCTGGGAGTAGATAATGAACCAGCTAGAGAGAATGATAAAATATTAGAACTATAGAAAGAAGTTAGTGAGTTGAAGAATATAATAAGGAAAGCTAATTAGATGGTTCCACCACCTATGAAGGAAATGCTCCCTTAGGATATGAAGAATGCTATGGATAAGGTTGGTCAATAAGATCAACCTTTTTTATTTTAAGCCTTTTAAGACCGCTATTACTTGAATTAAAGGATTGTATTACTAATAATAGAAAGTGCCTATAACAGCCTTAAAATGCGTTATATGGCTTATAACGTTATTAAAACATAATATATTATGACACTCAATTAGCTTGTAGATAACATTCTACTTATTGCTCGTAATAATAATATTGCAGAGTCTGAGCATTTAAGTAGAATACAAATTGAAAAGTGGATTATAGGTTACAGGGCTATGTTAATAAAGCAAGACATAGATAAAGACAGAGATATAAACGACATGTATCTTACTACTATAGAACCTATCCATTTAGACCGTGAAGAAACTGTACCAGGTTACTTTACTTATGTAGGAGATAAAGAGCTCCCTAAGTTAATAGACTTTAACTATAGACCTGGAGTAATAAATGTACGTGATATGTTTGGTAATATAATTTAGATAGGTAGTCGTACTAAAGCTAAATTATAGAAGTATAGAAAGGCTACATGTAAAGATTATATTGCATGGGTTAAGAATAACAGAATATACGTAGATGGTGATTCTAATCAGCTAGAGTATATCAGCGTAGATGTAATAGCTGAAGATCCTACAGAACTCAATGCTTGTTTTGATCCAGATAGTGAATTTCCTATACCATCTGCAATGATACCGACTATTACACAAATGATATTAGAAAGAGAATTACGTTTTATGATTACTATGCCTAGTGATGATACTAATGATTCGCATGATGATACATAGAACAGAGTTAGTGATAAATAATTGATGTATGAAATATTAGAGAAAGAGTTATACTACTACTGATTTCTATGAAAGCTATAAATAGTACATAGAACCTAATACACCATATGATATTGACTTATAGACATATAAGAACATTATTAATGACTACTTTTAGTACATTAGAGATGAGGTGATGTACAATTGTAAAGAATTCAAGTTTCCATGTAGATTAGGTACTTTACAAATCATTAAACATCAGCCAAAAGAATTTACAGGCAAAAGTCTTAGATGGGACTGGAAAGCTACAAAAGAAACTGGTAAGCCTGTATACCTACTTAATGACCATAGTAATTATTATAAATATAGATTCTTTTGGTCAAAGAAAGATAGTTTGCTTACTAATAAAACTAAATATTAGTTCATAGCTTCAAGAGATAATAAGAGAAATTTAGCTCAAATAATATTCAACAAAACAAAAGATTACCCAGAATTATGATAAATAATCGTATGATTAGTTCAGCTTCTGTAGTAGCTAAAGTAATAGCAGATCTCAATTTAAGAGAAGATGAGATACGTATTACAGATATTCGGGAGTGGATTATGGAATCCATACTCAAGATTGGAGCTATATAGTAGTTTGAGCATAAAGTAGAAATACTTCCAATAGAATGTCACCAAGTATCATTGCCTTGTGATTTGTATAAATTAGATTAGGTAGCATACTCATACTGCTGTAATGGTGGTTGGTTACCTATGAGAAAAGCAACATCCAGTTTTGGTGTATCTCACGATAATCAATGCTGTAGTAAAGCTTGTATGTTGATACAGGATGCAGCTATGTTTCCATTGGTTAAGAATATGTTTAATCTTACTAATGATAGAGAAGCATTAGACAAGTTAAATGAGGATAATAACCTTAGAGAAACATTAAGTGCATTAATAAACCAGAATACGGTGCCTACAGCAAACGGTAGATATCTAGGTAACAGAATGGGGCATAAAGATGGTACTATGTATAGTTATGATTTACAGTATATGACTAAACCTGGTTATATAATGACTAATGTACCTAGAGGATACATTAAGATATCATATTATGCTATATATACAGATGAAGATAGTATGCCAATGATACCAGATTTAGAGTCTTATAAGGAAGCTATATACTGGTATGTTACTATGAAATTAATGTATCCCAAAAAGTTAAAAGGTCAAATAAGCTAGGGAGATTACTATGATATACGTAACTCTTACAACTTCTATCGTAAACAAGCATATGCTGAAGCCATGATGCCTACTGTAGATGATTTGGCCTCAGTGTAGAACTCCTGGTTAAAATTATACCCGGAAATAGATGCCCATGATACTTTTTATAGTACAGTAGGAGAACGACAAGATATTTATAATTAGAATAGACCATAATGGAAACAAAGTTTATAAAAGCAAATAGTAAACTTATTCCACGTTATACTTGTGGAATATACGCTATAAAGAATAACTTGAACGGTAGAATGTACATAGGATCCTCTACTAATATAAGAGCTCGTTACGAAGCCCATTATAGAAGTCTACACAACGGTAAAGGAATTAATAAAAAATTACAGCAAGATTTTGATGAAATCGGGTGCGAAAATTTTAATTTTATAATAGTAGAAGAGTGCGCGGATAATATTAGTACTATCAAATATCTTGAATCTAAATATATACATGAATATGGATACTATAATTGTTGTGAGGTAGATGGTAGAAAGATTTATTGCTATGATAGATAGGGTAACTATGTAAGAGAATACGATAGTGTTAGATAGGCTTCTAGAGAGCTTAATGCTTTGCCTGATAATATAAGAGCCTGTTGTGATGGAAGAAAGAAATCATGTTGCGGATTTCAATGGTCCTATACTAAAGCTAATAGAGTAGATGAATACCACGTAAAAGAATATGAGATAAAAAATAAAAGACCGGTAGTACAACTCGATTATGATGGCAATACAATAATAGCTCAATATGATTCTATAAGAGAAGCAAGTAGAGCAACAGGCGTTTCTCGTTAGAGCATCAGTGATTGCTTGAGAAAAAATGCACGGCACAAACACGCAGGAGGATTTACTTGGAGAAGAGTTAAAATTAAGGAGGGACAATATGATAAGTAATACTGCACAAGTCAATACATTTACGGGTGGTCTTAATATGGACTAGGACGTAAATTTGATACCGGATACTCAGTATAGATATGCTGAGGATGTTCGTGTTATCACTAATGATGGAGGAACTACAGGAGTATTACAAAGTATAGAGAACCCTAGAAGATACGATACTATTATACCTAAAGATGAGACGATAATAGGTACTACTACTATAAATGATATTGCAGTAGTAATAACTAAAACATCTGATAACATTAATAAGATATACAGATTAATGGGGTTCGATACCAACATGCCTCAAATCAAGTTAGTATGTAAAGGAGCTTTAGGATTATGTGAAGATTTATCTAAAAATCCTACACTAAGTATTGTAGGTAACTATGAATCAGATACTAATATAAAGATATACTTTACTGATGGAAACAGTCCTATTAAGATTGTTAACATAATGAGTAATAAGTATATAGATAATTCTAATCTTATAGATGAGAATGGAAATATAATCAACCCTGGTTCATTAGAAATAACTCCAGTAGTAAGTTTATTGCCGTTTAAATTCCGTTGGTTATCCGAAGGTAACCTTAAAGCTGGAATGGTAACGTATTGTTATCAATTATTTAATGTGCATGGCACTGAAACTGTTACTTCTCCAATGAGCGAGCTAATTCACTTAACAAATAGTGTAACTAGCCAAGGTAGTTCTGAATATAAAGGTACTGGCTTGAATAAATCATCTAACAAATCAGTAATGTTATCTACTGAGCTATCTCTTTAGGACTTCAATAAGTTAAGAGTAATACGCCTATTTTATGAACAGAATAACTCTACTCCTGTTATTAGTATAGTAGATGAAATAGATATTCCAGATGGTCAAACAAATATTCAGTATGTAGACTATGGCTCTACATTGAGCGATATATCCATAGATGAATTTAATGCTATGACTGGTTATTAGTTTATAGCGTAGACTCTTGCTAAGATGCAAAACAGACTATTCGCTGCTAATGTAACAGAGAATACTTGGATACCAGAAGATGAAGATGGTAATGACTATGATGCTAGAGCATATAGAGCTAATTCAGAAGGAAGCGTATAGTTATTATCTAGTTTAGATAGTAATAACATTCGTCTATCTATAACAGATGATGAAGCTATAAAACGCATTCCTATTACTCACGACTGTATAAATCCTTTTAATAACACAAAGTATACAAAGGATGCATCTAATTCCTAGAATGTATATATATATAATAAGGAAGGTGAATTAGGTGGTTATGGTATTAATATAGAATATTCATTCATAACTACAGATATAAATTTAAGTAATAAACAAGATAAGTTTAGATTAGATCAATCCTGTAGTATGAATGTATCTGCTGTTAGAAATAATACTAGATACATTAATAGAGGCACTGACAAGATGCCCGAGATAGTACAACCTACTAAGGAACAATAGGATAATTCATATGTACCTAACTATGCTGATCCATATATAGCAGCTAATTATAGAGGTTACCAAAGAGATGAGATATATAGATTTGGTATAATATTCTACAATGATAAATCGGTAGCTTCTCCTGTACTCTGGATAGGGGATATTAGAATGCCTCATGCTTCTCAAATGCCTCCGTTTAGATATGAGAACAATACTCTTATAGGTAATGCTTTGGGCGTAGAATTCAAAGTAAAGAAGATGCCTGTAGGTGCAGTGAGTTACGAGATAGTTCGTTGTGATAGAACTGAACGTGATAGGACTGTAGTTATGCAAACAGTAGGTAGTTACGTATATGAGTATAGAATTCAAGAGCAGGATAAATATGTAGGATAGGGATCTGAATTAGATAGTAGTTTGGAGATGAGACCTACTCCTTTCTTCTGTAGTTTGATTGGTGAACAATTAGCAATATCAACAGGTACAGCGGAAGATATCGGTCACTTCTCTCTTACTATGAGAGTAAATGATTATATACGTTTAGTATCTCCAGAAATATGTGTACAGGGTGATGATGCAACTAAACTGTTTGAAGGAAGTGTATACTTAGACGGTATAGGCTCATACTATTCTCCATTTGTAGGTGGTAAAGTAAATGATAGCAAGTTTGATGATTTTAAAGATAACTATGTAAATGGTAATACTATTGGTAATAGTGTAAGTCGTAGTATATTTGCTGCGGCGGATTACGTTACTCAGATAGATGGTAGAGTATTGCAGCAAGATACTGTGCCATATGTAGGTTATGGTAGTAGATGGGGTCTTAATGTATTAGCTGTAGGATTCCCTTATCAAGATAGTAGAGGTAATAAGGTATACCGTGGAGCATCAATAGCTAAATATTTCGTTCCAACATTTGGGCAATCTCAATCTACATCATATATTGAAGATGCTAAATATCCACCTAACATAGACTATAACACGTATGGAGCTCCAGATGTAGTAGCTAAAAGAATAAATGTTGGTAATAGAACTTATACTAACTACTCTATGTCTGACTTTATTCACAATGATAATCAATCATTACAAGGCCCAGCTGGTCCGTGTATTATAGCCCATGTACCAGAATTATAGAATGTATTCTCTGGATTTAATAGTGTACCTACTAACAAATACCCAGAGCTCCATCCATTTGATTCTACTAATGCTATTCCTGTATTTAATGTTAAACGTGATGGTAATTCTATATATGGTGGTAATACATTCTCATCTAGACAGAATTCTGTATACATAAGTATAGCAGCGCACGACAGAAAGTATGTATTTGGAGGAGATACTTATCTAAGCTTATTAGATTATCCTAATACCATGCTATTCCAATTACCTGATGCTAAAGAATGGGACGGAATGAAGAATTATATAGGAGCTTATATACCATTTGAAAGTTCTATTAATATGAATTTATTCCACGGAGATCAGATTCATAGAACGGTAACTAGTTCAAATTTTGCAGACTCTTGGTTGCAGTTAGAGCCTACTTAGATGTAGGATATACACGTACAAGATCTTCCTTACTTTGTATATAATTCTGTTTATTCCGCATAGAATACTGGTAAATTATATGTACCTAATTCTATGTATGCTGATAAAGACGTAAGGTATACTAATAGAATATTAACTTCATAGGCTAAGACTAATAATGAAGTAATAGATTAGTGGTCTAAATTCAAAGTAGCTGATTACTTAGATGTAGATAATCAGTGGGGAGACATAACCAATCTAAAAGTATTCAAAGATAGACTGTTCTATTTCCAAGATACTGGAGTAGGAGTAGCTTCTGTCAATGAAAGATCACTTATTACTGACGATAATGTAAATCAACTAGTATTAGGTACTGGTGGTATATTAAGTAGATTCGACTACGTAACTACTACTAATGGTTCGTCTATTAAGAATGACAAGAGTATAATTAATTCAGATAATGTGCTTTATTGGTACGATTATGATAAGAACGAAATATGTTCTTATACAGGTCAAGTAAGTTAGTTATCTAAAGAAAAGCAGGTACAATCTTACTTTAATAAAAACATTAAAGAAGATAGGGTTAAAGCTATGTCCTTATTTGATAAGAAGTATAATGAGGTATGGTTTAATGTACTAAATAAACCACTAGTATTTAATGAGTAGTTAGGTAGATTTACATCTTTCTATACATTTAATCCTAAATGGTCGTTACCTATTTCTGATAGAGTAGTAGCAATAAAAGACAATGAATTGCATACTATACATGATACTGGAGTAATAGGGTTAACTCCTTTAGATAGAAAAGCTAAATTAGAAATAGTTATTAATAAGAATGCTCCTTATACTAAAGTATTTGATAATGTTAGATTACAAGGAGAGTTTAGAGATGGTAATCAAGAGTCTATTAAGGACGATATCATAGATTATATGAAATTCAGTACCAAACATCAAGAAGCTATTAGAGAGCATACTGAAGAAGAACTTGATGAAGAAGGAAGTGTAATTACTCCTGAACAACATATAATAACCGATTATAGAGAAGATACATTTAGATTCCCTATACCTAGAGCAGATAAGAATGAAGATGCGTTATCGTTACCTGCCAGGTTAAGAGGTAAGTATATGATATGTGATTATGAGTTAGATTCTGATATAGATCACACTTTTGAAATACCATAGATTACAACAACATACAGAAATTCATTAATTTAATATGAAAAGTAAAAAGAAAACAAAAGTACCAGCATATGCATTTGGAACTCAATTCAAAGAAATTGGGAATAACATGCTTGAAAATGCTCCTGATATATTAAATACTTTAACTACTCCTTTTTAGAAATCTAACGCTACTACAGGGGGGCAAGCTGCTGCACAATCTGTAAGTGACATAGCCAGTGGTGCAGCTACTGGTTTCCAAGTTGCTGGTCCAATTGGTGCTGCAGTAGGAGCAGGCATAGGGCTAATAGGTAGATCCGGTGAAGAGGCTAGAATGACTTCTTTTACTGATTATGATGAAGGTAGTCTTGGTGGTGGTCTAATTGGAGCGTTCGGTAATAGAAAACTTCGTAGGAAAAGAGCAGCAATTAAGAAGAATGCTTATAGTAATAGAGCCGCTGTACAAGGTACTAATTACCTACAAAGTGAAGCATATGAAGATATGATAGGGATGAATACAGATACTATGGCTAATGGAGGAACGTCCTCTTCTTTAGCGTATGTAGATGATGGTGAATTAATATAGACTCCAGACGGAAGTATAAGTAAAGTACCAGAGAACAATAAGCCTACGGATAGTAATTTGGTTAGTTTACCTGAAGGTAGTAGAGTACTAAGTGATAAACTTAAAGTACCTGGTAGAAAAGAAACATTTGCACAACTTGGTGAGAAAATGATGGCAAAGAAAAAAAGTAAATATAATGACAGATTTGCAGAGAATGCAGCAAAACTAAATGAAATGAATAATAATATGATTCATGATTAGTTATTTGCTATGCAGGAATCTGTTAAACAAAGTAAAGGTATTAAACCTAAAACTAAGTAGATACAAGCTGCTGCTTTAGGTGATGAAATTAAACCTGGTTTAGGAGATAGAATAGTAGATGCTATCTATAATCCAAACCGTAAATAGGGAGCTGGAGTACAATGGGGAACTGGTAATAATCAATGGTATCATGTACCAGTTAATCCTACACGTAGACGTAAAGCAACTTCTACTTCTACGAATACAGGATTAATTGATGAAGGTAAACCAGAGTTACCGTTTACTTGGTATGGTACAGTTAACCCGTTAAAACCAAAACATCCAGAACTATTAACTGCTACTAATGATGAAATGGCAGGTTTAGGAGATGCTCTTACTTCTCAAGCAGATAAGGTTACCACTTTACCTAAAAGTAATGCTTATAGCAAACCTAAGCCTGAAAATAATAAATTTGATTGGGGTTCTGCTTTGTCAGGTATGGCTTCTTTAGCACCTATTATGTCTAATCTATTTACTGGTAGACCTGAAACAGTTGATGCAGTATATAACCCATATGCTACTAGCATTACTAATACTATGCGTAGACGTAGATATGATATTAATCCTGCTATTGAAGATTTAAATCGTAATAGAGCTACTAGTAATTATAATGCTAGCCAAATTAATACTAATACAGGAGCTAACTTAGCTTATAGATTACAATCAGCTGTTAATACTGATAGAGCTATAGCTAGTTTAAGATCTCAAGAAAGTAACACTAATAATCAATACTTAGGTGATTATGCCAATACTATGAATAGTTTAGGACAGCAATGGGTTAATGCTACAAATATAGCTAACGAGGCTAATGCTCAAAACAGAGCTACTACTAGAAACATACGTAGAGCTGGTTTAAGTCAGTTAAGTCAATGGGCTCAGAATAGAGAATTGATGCGTAATCAGAAAGCTAGAGATATGGAAATGTGGCCTCTATATCAAAGATTCTTGCAAGCTGGTTTTACTGAAGATGATCTCAGAGCTATGATGAATTCTAACCGTAATACAATAAGTAGAAAAGGAGGTAAATGATGCAAGCTAATAGATATGATAGAGCTGCAGAAGCTCCTATAATGAATACCTATGTACCAATTAATTTTGGCGAATTGTATAGAATAGGTTAGGCACAAAGACAAGCTGTTGAACAAGCTGCTAATGAATTTACTAATACTGTTAGTAAGTTTGGAGAATTTCAATCTCCTTCTGCTGTAGATACTTAGAGATACTACGAGAACTCTTTAGGAAAGATAAGAGACTTAATAGACGAAGCTGCTACTAATCCGGATGCTATGAAGGATGCTAACTTTAGAGCTAGATTGAATTCTCGTATCGCTAATCTTGATTACGCTACTCTTAGTAATTTAAGACAAAGTAGAGAAGGAATGCTAGCAAGACAAAAAGCTAATTAGGAATTAATGATAAAAGGTATATATAATCCTCTTTGGCATGACGTAGATTTCACTAACTATAACACAGTAGATAGTGGAATATTTAACGATATTGCTCCTCTTGCTTATAAATCTGAAGTAGACTTAGTGAGACCATATGTAGATAATCTGAAAGCTAGTTTCATGGGAGTTAAAGATGGATGGATTCATCAAGGAGTTTCTACTGATAGAACAGATTATGAAATACAAAGAAACTTATCTAGTATATAGAATACTCCAGAATATCAAAAGCATTTAGAAGTATTACAAAGACAAGGTCTTAGTAGACAGGATGCTGAAGAGCAACTTAATAGAACACTTATTACAGCAGGTAGAGAATTTGCTTATGACCAAGCAGAACGTGATCCAATGGCTGCAGCATTAGCTAGAAGAGCAGGCGCAGGAAGTCAACAGAATCGTTTACTTAATCTAACTGACCAATTAGAGTTAACAGCAAGAGATACTTTTGCTTCAGCTTTAAAAGATGCACCTACAGTTCAAGATGCTAGAAAGAAACTCAATGATATGTTTACTCTTAGTGCTAAAACTAATAACAGTTTAAATAGTGCAATTAACGATGTTATTGGAACTTTAAGTAGTGGTATAGGTGCTGAGGCAAACGAAGTATTAACTGCTCAAGGAACTCAGACGGGTAAGATGACTTCTCAAGGTTGGAGAGTAGGTAATTCTTCTTCTGAGTTCTTACTTAGAAAACGTCTTGCTGAGAATTTAATGGATAGAAAGATTGGTAGTAGTAGTAAGTTACAAGATGATTTTGAAAAGGGGCAGTTTAAGAATTTCTTAGTAGCTGGAACTCCGAATATTACTACAGATGGTTCAAACATATTCCATAATAAATACATTTTTATTCCTAAATCAGAAATAGATAAAGGTAAATATACAGCTAGAGATCTAGCAGAAGTACAAGGAGATTGGGTAAATCTCGACGAAGATCAGGTAAGAGTAACTGAATCTACAAATGATTATGGTGAAACTAGAACTTCGATTAATACCGCTCTTAAACAAGGCACTTATTTAAGAATTCCAGTAAGTACCGTTGTACCCAGACGCGGTTTAGAAGCAGTTGAGAATGATGCGTTACATGCTAAGAGTAGAAACATAGGACAAGACATTAGAGATGTAATGCAAGCTCAATCTGAAAGTAACAGACTATTTTAATATAATATTATGAGTAGACAATAGAACTATACTCTAGGTAAAAATACAGATAATAATATCGCTAGTGAATACCCTAATTATACCTTACAAGGTGATTATGGGTATTCATACGATTCTAGATCAGATTATTACCAAAGAAGATTAGAAGATAGAGAGAACGATATAAACTACGATAATAAAACTACTAATGAAGATTCTACAAAAGATAGTAAAAGTAGAATATCTAATTGGTGGACATCTAGAAGTATGCCTGAATTACTTCAGTCTAGTGAAGACGCAGATGATAAGGATAAGAATATCACTGTCCTAGACTATATGTACGATGAAGCTGAGAAGTCTGGAGACATAAAAGCTTTAGATGTATATCGTAGTTTTATGGAAAAGAAGGATCAATCTAAATTAAGTAGATTATAGAATGAAGTTAGAGAGGGTGAAGCTAACTATTTAAATTCTATTAATCTAGCTAAAGATTATCTTACAAGTAAACAAGAATTAATTGATTTACAAAGATAGATTGATTCTGCAACAGATTGGACACCTACGCAAATTCAATCAGCTCAGAATAGAATAATTGAACTAGAAGATAATATTAAGAATATAGAAAATGGTGTAAACCAATTAGATTAGAACGGTAACATCATATATCATCAACCTGGTTTAAAAGAGCTAGCTAGAACTAACCCGTATTTACAGGATATATTCTATGAGACTAGACCTGGTAAATTATTCAGTGCTGATGAATTTGGTTCTATAACAGACTTATGGAAATACTATAGTTTCGACTGGCTAGCAGAAGATTATATTGGTGATCTTATTCCTAATAATAACTTTAAGCATTTACTAGCTAATGACGGTATAAACGTTGCAATCTTTGGGAGAACTCATCAACTATCTCCAGATCAAATAGAATATATGTGGAGTAGTAAAAACCAAGGCAGCAATTTAGCAAAGCAGATTGAACAGCTTAATAATGCTGAAAAGGTTGTAAGTTCTCGTTTAGCTGATAAAAATCAGCAAATACAAAGTATGATACATACTTTAAAGCATGGTAATTGGTTATACAATCCAAGTAAGATATCTACTGAATTCAGAGAAAGACAAGAGAATAATCAAATATCTGCATTTAATCCAGAATCTTGGATTTATGCATTACCAGAGTTAGGTACTAGTTATTCTGAATTTGGGGCTATGTTAGGACAATTTGGTACTAGTATGGCCGCTAAATGGGCATCTAAAGCTGCTATGGTAGCAGGTTCTGGTGGTACCGCTCCTTTGTTAATAGGCGCAGCAGAATTAGTCACACAAGCTGCGATTACTAATTATACTCGTAATTCAGAAACTCAAGCTGAAGTATTTGATTCATTTAAGTAGAGAGTATTAGAAGGCGCAGATTAGATGAGAATTAATTTGCCTAGTGTAATACAATCTGCCGATGAGTAGCTAAAAGCCAGAGGATTTGATACTTCTGAAATGACAGATTATGAAGTATTAGAAAACGCTTTATCACAGAATATAATTACTCCCGACGCTAATTTTAATTAGCTAGTAAATGATTCTCAAAAAGGTCTAGATGTAGTTAGATAGACTAATCAAGCTTTAATGTTATCTGACTTAGCTCAAGGTATGTTTATGTTTGGTGGTTCATATATGAAGAACCACTTTGGTTTACAGAAAGCTGTTAAAAGAGCTGTAGGCAATCGTGGTATAACATCTAGATTAAAGACTGCTGTAACTGACAGATTACGTAAATATAATTTATATGTAGCAGCTGATGGTATTATAGATCGTACTATTGCTAGAGCTGTAGATAAAGCGTGGAAAACTCCTGGAGGTAAAACTAGAGCATACAATGCTATAAGTAATCTTACCAATATTGGTAAGAAACTAGGTGTTTCTTACTTCATGGAAAAGACTGAAGAAGGCCAACAGGGAGTAGTAAGTAATTACTATAGAACTGGTAAGTATGATAATGCTGGAGATTATAGTCTATTGTAGGGAGCTGCTAATGCATTAAAATTAGCAGGAGAAGCTCATATGGCATACTATGGTATTCACCCTGATGAGAATCTAAATGGTGATGCTGATTTACGTAAATCTATGGATATAGGTGGATTTACTGGATTATTTATGTCTGGAGTATTTAGTTCACCGGATGTATATAGTGCTACTGCTCAATACCTTACAGATAGTAATCTGAGAGGTTATATTGCTGACGGATATGGTAATGCTGAAAAGCAGAATAAGGTAGAGCAGTTCATGAATGCCGCTAGTTCTGATGGAAGAAAAGGTTATTCTAGAATAATCAATAATTTAGAAACTCTTAAGGATAAATTTAAACCTGAAGGTGTTACTAATGAAATGATTGATGAAGACATAAGATTAGTAAATAACATAGAAAGATTATCTAATAATAAGTCTTTACGTAATATAACTGATGAACTAGGGATAAACAATGACGACTTTATATCTGTAGTAAAAAATGCTGTATATATTCAAGATAGGTTAAAGGATGCTAGTGAAGCATCTGAAGCTTCTACTAGAGAAATAGAAAGTGTTATTCAGAAAATAAGAGAAGATGCTGATTTAAAAGAAGAAATAAAGCAGCATTATTCTGATTATTTAGCTCGCTATGATAAAAAACGTAGTGATAGAAGAAGACAGAATGTACTGTCTGAAGAAGAGTATGCTGATGAATTCATGGGCAGAATGGTTGCTGTTCAAGATTACAGTGACTTACTTACTCTTAGAGATGAACTTAATTCAAGAAAACAGGATTTACAAAGACTAAAAGAGGATAAGAATTTAGATGTAAATGTAGATGGTATATCTGGTATTATAAAGTATGTAGAATCTCAAATAGAAGAACGTAAACCAGTTATACAGCGATTCTTAGGAGAAGAAGTAGGAGAACAGGTAATGGATCTTGGATTATCTGTTCCTTTTGCAGATCAATTATCTGTAGCTACCATAAGTAAGTATGTTAATGATGGGGCAAGAGCTGATTTATTCGCTCATGCTTTAGCATATACTATTGGAAAATATGTAGGTGATACTAGATTGTATAAACCTACTTATAATAATCTTACCGAAGAACAGCAGAAGCAAATACTTACTAATGAGATGTGGGCAGACAAGATAAACGGTAAGACTAGAACTTCTGATTAGATTATATAGGATTATGATAACTCTGTAAATGAAGAATGGAATAAAGATGATAAACTTGCTGACTAGGATTTAGTACAGCGTAAAAGAGCTATGTCTGTTATTCAGAAAGATTTACAGCGTAAAAAAGATCAAGAGCAAGTAAGTAGAGAGGAGATAGCTGAAGATACTGGTAATTTAGCAGATATAGAACAAGGAACTCCCAATACTGAAACAAAAGCTCCAGAGGTTGCTCCTATGGATGAAGTAGAGGAGGTTACTATACCAGATGTATAGATAGCTGAATAGGAAATAAGTAGTCTAGAAGATCAACTAAATATGTTAGAGGAAGCTATAGAAGGCTCTCCTTTACAAGATAGAGTAAGTGTAGATGAGGTGGAAGCTGATGTGGAAATGGATGGTGTTACTAATACTAATCAAGATATAGAAGATGAAGTATAGATGCAGAATCCAGCTGAAGAAGTTACATCAGTAGAACCTACAGATATTGCTGAAGAGGCAGAAGAATAGCAAACAGATGATTCTACTGCTGAAGAGTCTTAGGGACAACAGGAGGAAATAGACGATGCTCAATTTGCTCCTGCTGAGGAATCACTACAGGACGAGGAAGAAGGATCTGCAGAATAGCCTACAGTAACAGAAGTAGAAGATACTCCTGCAGCTTCAGATATTGCTCCTCAAGTAGAGAATCCGGTAAATATTACAGAAGTAGAAGACACTCCAAAATCTGATGAAATTTTTTATGATGCTTAGAACGATTAGCTAGTGTACATGCCTGATGGTAATCCTGAAAACGGAATACCTGTAAATGACCAAGATACATTAGAACAATCTGCATTTGAAGAATCATACGATTTTGATTCCAGATTGTAGGGCCCTTCTTCATATTATAATAGGTCTACTAACGGTTGGGTAGCTGCTAGAAAGAAATTCAGAAGATTACATATAGCTAATACTTTCTTCTTCCAGCCTAATACAGATGAAGTTATGCCTATTACTGTAGCTGGTAAATCTGTAAAGTTTGTAGGTAAAGATGGTGGTAAAGTTGATAGAAGACCAGGTAGAGAATTAGCTGATAATTTAGCTATTCCGGGATGGTTATCAACAGCTGATGATATATACTTTGTAGTTACATCCTTTAAACATGACATGTCATTTGATAGTGCTATAGATAATTTAGCTATTCACGTGATGATAGAGAAGGATGGTAAACTGTATAATGCATCTGTTAGAGCAATCAATTAGAGTCTGTATGACCGTATGAGAGATACGGAAATGACTTAGGGTGAAATAGATGAGTAGATATAGAAGTTAAGAGAATTGAGAGCTAAGATAATTAAGGCTTACGCTCCAGAATATTCTACTACTAAAACATTACCATTAACTGCTAGGAAGCATGTTAAACCTGTAGGAATAAGAATAAGTAACGGTCAGCTTGATAATCAAGTAGATGAGGCAGGATTACCAAAGTTTAGAAAGCTAACTGAAGTAAGTGATTTTGGTATAACAGAAGATGCTATTGCTATGTCTGAACAAATAACTAGTGGAGATATCCAGTTTGGATATGGTACGGGCCCATTTGGTGTTGATCCTTTCTCTATAGATGATATGTTTACTAGAGATAAGACTGAAACACAAGGTATAGGTTATGCTGGTAAAATATACTTTATACCTAAACCTGAGAATACTCCTTCTGGTACTGCTACATTGCCTATTATGTTATCTGAGGAATTGCATAGAATATCTGGAGTAAACAATCCAGAGCAGGTTAAATTAGCCTTCAATGCAGACGGCACTCAAAATGTAGATGAGCAAGGAAAGCCTGTCGCTCCTTCTACTGCTGAGTTAATATTTAATATTATTACTGGTCAAACATCAGTAAGAGGTTCTAATGCTAAGATAATTGATTCTTTCTTATTGTCTCTGTTAGCTAATAGCGGTTCCAATACATTTACTAATGGTTTAGAAGGAGTAGAAAGAATTAAATATAATTTCTTAGTAAGAAAGCAATTAGGTATATATACTGATGATAAAGGCAATAGATTCTTTGTTAACGGGTATTATAGTGAAGATGCTACTGTATATACTCAAGATGGTCCTAGAACTGAAAAGAGATTCAGTACGCAATTTACTAATTTAGCTACTTTAACAGATTTTGAAAAGAGGAGAATAGTATTCTAGATTTCATAGAATATACACTGGAATACTGATAAGGACGTATTAATGTCTGAATTCCCTCAAGAATTTATAGACTTATTGGTATCTATAGCTAATAGTTCTCCTAATCTAGTAAAAGACGAAAACAGTAGAATACCTATATTCTCTAAAGACTTAACATTTTCTTTAAAAGAAATAGGTTATACTTTTAAAGACGGTAAGGCTGTAAAGGTGTCTGATTCTCCTCTAGTAATTACATGGGCCATTAATAATGGAATATTAAAGACAGATTTAGGTGAACATGCATTTTATGCTCCATTTATATATGCAGATGATGCTACAATAAATAGAGAAGAATTATAGAAACAACAAGATAAACCTAAACCTACTGTTAATACTCAAGATAAAGTAATAGAAGATGTAAGCAAACCTTCTCAAGCTAAGACAGCTAGTGGTAAGAAAGTTGTAATTGCAGAAAGAGCTACTCCTGAGAATCTTGAGAAATATGGATTGAGTATACCAGATAATGGAATGAAAGAAAGTCAATACCTTAAATGGGGTATTGTTCTCAATCCTAAGACTGGTAAAAGAGAAGTTACTCTTACTCCAATTAAGTTCTTAGGTGGTCTTAAATCAACTATTAAAGGTAGAGGTAAGTTTAATGAAGATTCTGCTAAGAAATGGTTATTTGATAAATTAGATATAGATAGCGATCAGATATTAGTAACAGACCAAATGATTAAGTTTGGAGCTAATGAAGAGGCGTACGGTTTGTTCAGTGTAGTAATGGATGCACTTTCTAACGAATTAATACCTCGTATATCTTTATCTAGACAATCTGGTGCAGGTGTAGAATATCACGAAGCATTCCACTATGTAACTCAAATGCTATTGAGTGAACAATAGAGAACTAAGTTATATCAAGAATATTCTAAATCTAAAAGAAGTGCTAGAAATCTTACTCAAGATGAAGCAGAGGAAGCGCTTGCTGAAGAATTCCGTAATTACGCTAAGGATCAAAACGGTAAAGGTTTATTATATAATGTCATTAGAATCTTTAAGAAGATATATAATACCTTGTACTTCTGGAATTCTCACAGAAATATAATCAGAGCTTTTTTCAAGAGTATAAACGATGGTTAGTTTAAGGATTATAAAGCCTCTAAGCAAGCATTAGAAGATTTCTATAGCCGTAAACCAGAAGGTTTATCTTATTATATACCTGGTTTATCAAAGGAAGAAGAAGCTAAATTACCTCATATAACTGATCCAGATGTATTCTATCATGCTATTAATTCTCTTACTAGTGGAGCGTTATCTATATTTAATATTAGAACCATAGAGGATGTTCATAATCTTAATACTTCTTTGTTATTTGACAGATTACAGTAGAATATAGACTTTGGTTGGATATCTGACGAATATGTAGATATTGCTCAGGATATAGTAAATAACAAAGATATATTTACTAGATATGTTCGTAAGAAGATAGAACAATTAGGAATTAGAGAAGTAGAAAAAGTAGATAATGAGGAAGAGTCTAGATTAAAAGTAGAGACTGGTGAACAATCTGAAAACAATTGGGATAAGAATCAAGGTGAAGTAAGTAAGAAAGATAACGTTAGCTTTAGAGCTAAACTGTTCTTCTACTCTATACCTAAGTATGAATACCAATTTGTTGAAGATGAAGAAACCGGCGCTATTACTAAAGAATTATTTCCTGTACATGATGATATGTTCCAACTTCCTGTAACTGAAGATTTCAATTTTGTATGGAATCAGATTATGGAGAACTTATGGGATATAGATAAGTATCAGGATATAATAGATAGAAGTGCTAATTTAGGTAATACTATTCCTTTCTTTAAATCTTTATATGATATTCTTACTTCGGAAGAAGCACCTATATCTGACAATACTAAAACTTAGTTAGAGATAACTATAAAGAGTTCTAAAGTACAGTTAGACACTATTACTACTAAACATCCTAAAGTAAATACAAGAGGTAAGTCTGAAGATGAAATAGCTAGTGAAATACAATCTAGCTTAAGTAAATTTAATTGGGTTGTAGAAGATAGTGATAATTTACGTAAAGTAGGTAGACTTCCTGCTAGATGGTCAGGTATGTTCTTCGCATCTGATGCTATAGACAGAACAGATAGTGGTAGACCCTTCATTAAACCAGAGTTTGCTAAATTCTTAAAAGACAGAAGAGGTAAATTAAGTTCTACTTTTAAAATAGTAAGTGATAGAATAAAGAAAGGTAAACCAGTAGATGATACTAAGATATAGGAAATAAAGGACACTTTATTGGATGTATTTAATGCTTTATCTATTCCTATGGATAACTTAGCATTAGATTATATGCTTAATAACTTCTATATTGGAGCTACTGAATTTGATAAATTATATAATTTCTGGAAAGGCACTGGAGCTGGTAAAACAGAGAGATTTAATGAAGGTACTTTAGCTACTTTGATTAAATTAGCTGAAACTAAAGATATAGGTGTAAAATCTACATCAGGTGGTGGATACTCTAGAACTTTAGATAGAATGTTTACATTTGGTAGAAATTCTAATAGCTAGATAGCTGTGATGGCAATATCTTATGGTAAAGTACATCCTTCTCCTCAAGAATTTAGTGTTGTTGGAGCAGATGGTGCACTGATTTATCCTATTAGTGAGAATAACTACATGACAGATCAAATACGTAATATTAATCAAGATGCTAATGGTAAGAAACAATAGATATTAAGTACTCCATTCTCTGCACACAGTCTGATAGCTAATGCTAAGAATACCAAATTTAAATTGCATACTTTCTTAGCACTGAATATAGATGAATCTAGTAGAGATTATTTCGGCATTACTCCTGTTGAGGATTATATTGCTAAGCTTACTCTTACTTTTAACGATAGAATGATATTACCTACTATGTCTGACAAAAAGACTTGGTATAGCATATCAGGTATCAAAATGGTAAAAGATATTCTTACTAGTAAATATATCGATATAGGAGACGCTAATTATGCAGCTATTATTGGAGAAGATTTAACAGCTGAAAATTCTACTTATGTAGGAGAAAGAAGATTTAGTCAAGGTACTCTTAATATATTCGCTAATTACTGGTTAGATGAGTTTAATGCTGTATGGGATTATTTCTAGAAAAAAGACTATATCGCGCAACATCCTACTTTAAGAGTAGACAATTACCACGGTAAGATTAAAAATGGTAAGATGGATCATACTGGAAATGGAGGTAGATTCAGATACTTTACTAGACTGAGACTTGGTGAAGATGTTTTAAATGTCAATCAAGAATTAGCAAGATTAGAACAATATGGTACTACAGAAGAGGTTCAGAAGTATTTAACAGATTTAAAAGTATTGTTGTTAGGTACATCTAAACCTAATTCTAAGGAAGTTATAGAACCTTCTGCTCCTATATTCTCTGCAATAAATCATTTGTTACTGCATGCTACTCAAAGAGAAATGCGAGCTCTTGTAAAGAGAGGTATACTTGGGTATTCAAATGGCGAATACGTTAATAAGTTAATACCTAGTAATATATTCGATTACTATAAATCAGAACTAGATAGTTCAATGTATACATCTGAAGAATCTGGTCTTAAGAATCAAGATATATTATTCTCTGTAATTGGTTCTCATGTAGCTAATTAGGCTATTTCTATCATGGAAGTAGAGAAGTGTTTTACAGGAGATCCTGCTTATTATAAGTGGAAGAAGTCTAAATTTAAGACCGAACAAGGAGATTCTATTGATGTTATAACTGGTAAAGATGTTGATAAGATTAAACGTTTGTCTTCTGTATTATCTACTGGTACTAATCTTAGAACTATCTGGGATAATCCGGCTGAGAATGATACTAAAGTAACAGTAATGCATCTTGCTGATAATATGCTTGGTTCTGATTATTATGACGAATTAAAAAGTATATTCAGAAACTCTATTCTACGTGATTTATACAGCGAAGCTCATCCTAATTTAAGCGACAATGAAATTATAGAGGCTTTATCTACTAAACAGAAAGAAGATGCCTTCTATAATTCTCTTACTAAAAATTAGAAAGAGTTTGTAGATAGCTATACTAATGCTAGTGCTAGACCGTACGATTTCAGAAGAGACGATAAAGGAGATATCAAAGGTGGTAATATTAATCAATCTGATGCTGCTGTATATATTCGTCCTGCTATGTATAGACGTATTATGAAAGCGTTAGGACAATGGAGTGACGCTATCGAAGAAGCTTATCAAATAATGGAAGGAGAAGATGAGTCATGGATGAATAATCCGGAATTATATCAGAAGACTTTAGCTCTTGTAGTTAAACCTTTAAAGATGGTATATTTTGGAGACCATAGAGAGAACGATATAAATCTGAATGTTCCTGTATTCGATAAGATGGCTATGTTCCCATTATTCAAAGTAATAGCTAAGGCTGATAATAAGGTTTTATATGACCGTATGAATAATGAGGAATTAGGAGTAATCGATATGGTTACTTTTGAATCTGCGGTTAAGGTTGGCGGTAGAACTAAATTTGAAGCTTACGAAGGTCCTAAAAACGAACACTTTAATGTTGAAGGTTTGAATAAAAAATCCTTCAATCTTACTAAGAAAGAAGGAGATTTACCTGTATTTGTTCAAGATATTCGTAATTTACGTTTACAGTTGAACACAGATCCACACGAACATATTGACCGTTCATTTGGTACTTAGGCTGTTAAAATATGTTTGGGTAATCTTATAGACGATCGAGTGTACGGTACTAATAAAGCCACTACTAAGACTGGTCAACAGATTAAGACTCAAACAATGGACGCCATTAATCAGTTATCTGATATAGGTTATAAGAGAATAATTAAGAGATTCTTCCGTAAAGGTAAACTGAATAATAAGGCTTTATCAGACTATTTGGTTAGTTAGGCAGTTAGCTCTGGCATGTCTGATGAGTTTGTTAAAGGTCTTACTCTTGATTAGGATGGTAATATACTTGTTCCGTTAGCAGCTCAGAGTAGTAGACAATGGATTGAAAGTAGAATTATATCATTTATAAATAAAGAAGTAGTAGATATTAATACTCCTGGTGGTTCTGCTATTCAGATGTCTTCATTTGGTTTAAAAGCAACTGATGCTAGAATGAAAGAATCATAGTTAAATGGTGCATTTAATGGCGGTAATAAACTTAGATTCTTGAATAAAAACGGAAGTATGGATGTTATCTTGAGTACTAACTTCTTTAGACACATAGTACCAAAAGAATATCAGACTTCTTATGGAGCTATGAAGAAATGGTTAATTGATCATAATGTAATTGGTGCTAATTCCACTCCACAAGGTATTGGTTATCGTATCCCTACTCAGGGTTTGCCTTCTACTTTCTCATTTAAAGTAGTAGATGTACTCCCTGATAGATTTAGTGATACTATTGTAGTTCCTGATGAATTTACAGCTATGACTGGTTCTGACTTCGACGTTGATAAATTGTATATTGCTATGCTGAATTACGATATAGATGGAAATATAGTTCAATATACTAGTGACAAAGTAAGCGAGCAAAGCCCTGAAGCGTTGCAGAATATGATAATACAGAATTATCAATTAGTAGTATCTGACACTAAGAATATGGCTGAGACTAGAGCGTCTATTGATACTCTTACTGGTATGCTACAAGATGATGTACTACCGTTAATATCAAGTTCTAGTAAACAAGAAGCAGATCCTTTCTATGAATTGTTGCCTTCGTTCTAGGAATCTAGAAAAGAGGAGTATACTAGTGGTAAAGCAGGTATTGCTCCTTTTGCTCTTAACTCTACTAACCATGTATTAACATAGTTAATGCATCTTAACATGATATATAGTCATAGTAACGTATATCAGTTAGGAGATTTAGATGCTATTAAAGGTCAAGATGGATTTAGAATTCTTGACTGGTTATCTGCTATGATTAATGCTCACGTAGACGTTGCTAAAGATCCTTACATTATTGCTTTAAATGTTAATTAGGTTACTTATAATATGACTAACCTATTACTTAGAGGTGGTAAAGGTAAGAATACTTTCTATTTCTTAGCTCAACCTATATTAAAAGAGTTATCCAATAGAGTTATCAATAGTAAGGGAGTATATGGAGCTGAGAATATATAGGAAAACTAGATAATAACCGGATTATACAATGTATATGGTAGGTTGCTTAAGGAAGCTATAGACGCTATGCCAGAAGGTGAAAGTAAACAAAATTGGAAAGCTAAATATAATGGCTTAGCTGAAGAAATTGGGTACTCTGCATATCCTGGAATAAAGAGTGAAGTAATAGATAAGACACAGGTATTTGATGAATCTAGTCTTATATACGCTTTAAAGAATAGAAAATAGGACAATTTGCCATTCTTATATCAATAGATTATTGTATTACATGCTTATAAAGAATTAAGTATGGATGCTAAAACACTTAGTGAATTAGTACATAGATCTCAGATTGATACTAAGAAGTTTGGTAACAATCTTGCACTATAGTTAAACTTTGTGAATTCATATCAAACGTTCATATATGATAATTCTGGAGTATTTGAAATAAAAGGTAAGGAAGTAGATGATGCTTTAAAGTATTACTTTAGTAATACATTCTTAAGTAAGAAGTTATATAATGCTACTACTATAGCTAGAAAGATTCTTAAGAGTCAAACATTCCCTGCAACTTGGACTTACTAGAATATATTTAATTCAGTAATGAGTAATATTGTAGGAGGAGATATCATCAAAGGTACAGACGGCAATGATTTAATATCCTATAAACACTAGGGTGATAAGAAGTTTGTTCAGAATATAAATAGAATGATCGATAGTATAATTAGAGCTAGAGCTACTTCTAATACTGATTTCCTTAAAATGACGGATGATCAATTTAGAGGTATGTTTGTAGGTAAGAATACTATGTGTTCTAGATTAACTAAACTTAAAAGATATCTGTTACTTAATAAAGATGCTTTCCCACATCTTATTAATCAAGATGGTACTATAAAGAATGAATTATTAAATTATTTATAGGAATATCCAGCAGATGGCTTAGAAGGGTAGAATGTAGACAGAATTATTCTATCTGAATCATCAATGAACAATGACTATGATAGAGAGAATCAGTTAATATCTGCTTTCGCTCAATTACTTGAAGATACCGATGATATAGTTAGAGAATTTGCAGAAGATTTGGTTAAATATGCATATTATACTTCTTATGATGAAAGAGGAGTAAATGCGTTCTTCCATTTAGTTCCTATTCAATATAAGATTGATAATGGTTATGTATCTAATATTAAAGAAGTATTAGACCAATTTAAAAATGGAGGAGATATATCTGGATATAGTTCTATAGCTCAAACTGGGGATGATCCTCAATCTATGAGTTTTCCTTCTATTAGATTAACAATAGCTAGAAATATGTGGGATGATCCTAATATAGTTCCTAAATATAATATCAATCTTAAGCCTAATAGCAACGATCCTTTCCAACAACAATAGGAAGACCGTTCTAAGAGTAGTGATTATGATATTGTATTGTCTAAATCTAGAAGTAACATTGGAGGTAAAGCTATTACTATGTATGACAGTTTTGCTGTTCCTCACTATAGAACTAGAAGAGCGGAATTCATAACTGTAAATAATGGTTCTGGATATAATACTTCAATTCAATTATATCAATTAATTGGCGAAATAGCTTATGTAAATGATGAAGGTAAGAAGAGTAAAAGAGGAGCTAAACTAATCTATAAGAGAATACCTAAATTAGGTATTAAAGAAAATGGATTTAGAGTTAATGAATTTGCAAAAGGTGGTTTGGATATATCAGCTTTTGATTAGAATGCGTTTGATGAAAATGTATTAACTGATGATAGTGTTATAGCAGAAACTGCAATGTCTAGAGTTAAATTACCTAAATTAAAGGATGAAAGTAGATTTACTAAACAGTTTATACCTCTTAGTTCAGATAATATTTAGGTAAAAATAAACGGAACATAGAAGCAAATAGAAGGTGATGTATCTGATACGCAAGTAGTAGATACTACCTTTAATATAGATCCGTTATCTGAAGATAATGTAGTATATGATGAAACAGATGTATCAGACTTTGTCAATGTTAGTTTAGAAGAATCATTTGATGGATCTGAAGCTATGGACATCATAAATGAATAGTTAGATATATTCTCTGATATGCAAGAACAATTCTCACAAGAAACAGAAGATCCCTTTGCTAACGTAGATACTTCTTCTATTGCAAATGAAGCTTTCAACATGGATGTTACTGAAGATGTAGTAGATATGACTTATCTTGCTGAAATGGGTAAGAAACGTAAAAAAGAATGTGAATAATTATGCAGTGTTTAAATTTAAATAACAAAGAAGTAAAAGCAGCTGTTGATGAAGTTGCTAGAGTGTTAGGCAGTGAAGATGCTGCTTATTATATCATATCTGAAAATAATGGTTATGCTATAGACTAGGGCCCAGATGGGTCTTAGTCTGAGCTATTTTCAGACCTTTTAAGACGTTTTGACGGAGATCGTAATCAAGCTATTAGATAGATAGCTAAAACGTTTATACCGGCTTAGGGGTGGCCTTCTTATTTCTTTTCAAATATAGGCGATATTACCGGTACTTGGTCAGATGGTTCTCCTCATATGAGTACTACATCAGGACAAGTAGTTGAACGCTTAAAACAGTATATACCAAAAGATTCTATAGCATACTAGATACTTGATTTATTCTCTGATACTGATGTATATATTGGTATAACAGAGGAAGGAGATCAATTAGCTAATGGGGATTACATGTGGTATAGTAGTAATACTCACACTATATGGATTAGTAAAGAGATATTTGAAGAAACAGATATGGAGTACAATGCAAAAAGTATTGTACATGAAATGGTTCATGCATTTACTTCAAGATCTTTTGAAAATGTTAAAAATGGTGAGGGCACTGACTTAGAAATTAAAGTATACAATAAAGTAAAAGACTTATTAGAATTCAATAGAAAACTATACTAGGAAATACATGCTGAAAAAGGTAAGTGGACTGGTGCATTATATGGTTTAAAAGATGAACATGAATTTATAGCCGAATTTCTTACTAATGAAGAATTTGTAAATAATATAATAGATGATGCTAGATAGAAAGGATTATTTGAAGAAGTGATAAGTAAGATAAGGGAAGTATGGTCTGCAATCATTGATTTACTTACCGGAAAATAGCATGTAAAAAATACAGAAAGTACTAGAGATATATTAATGAAATTATTATCTTTCAATTTAGAAGATA